GATGGTGACAATCCAAAATAGCGAACATAATAAAATGAAAAACAAAGAAGTCGCCCGCCTCACCGCCGAGAACGCTGCGCTGGTGCATTTCGCAAGAAACTATCTCTCGGTTTCGGCAGGCTGTTTATGCCACGATGGTTCTTCGCAAATGTGCCTCCACTGTGAAGCCCGCAGCACCCTGGAGGGAAGCGATGAATGAGACGTATTTCGACCAAGACAATTCAAAGTGTATGTACGAAGTTTTCAGGCTAATGTCTTGGGCGAACGTTCAAGGTCCCCGACCACCCAATGTTTATGTGGGCAGCCAATGCTCTCGCAAGCAAGGCCACGGCGAGGACGGTCTTTACTGCAAGCAACACGCCAAGATGATGGAGCAAGAATATGACCCAAACTAGGCGCATCCCCCGCGCCGTGCTGAGAGAGGCGGTGAAGAAGACGGGGAATTTCTATGCTGGTTCGGTGATTTCCCGAATCAATGGGCTCGGGGCGGATACCGATAATTTGTCCGGCCTAACACATGGCCTAAAGCAGAGTGTCCGGGTCAAGGCAAGGCGAATATTGGGGAGAGGTTTTCACTATTCTCCAGACAAGCCATGCGACAAACTAACTCTTAAAGACTTCGTAGAGTGCTGGTCTGGCGACGTGAACAATCCCACCGTGACTAGGCATAAGGTGGGCAACTGCCGGGTGGAAGTGTGAGAGGAGTGTAGCAATGGGAATGGCCTGGAACGACTTGCCCCCAAGTAGCCCACGGAGAGTTGCCCTGCATTATTACTACGGACAAAGGGGGTTGTTCCAGCCCAATTACTGTTTTCCAATCAGAATATGGAACTTGGATATGTGGAAGCGGGCAACAGGACATATACCATGCCATTTTTTAACCATTAGGTCCGGTGAGCTTTCTTGCGCTGGAATATAACCCGGCCCCGGCGCTGGTCGGGGCTGAGGGGAGAAGATGAGTCGGATATTTTCTTTTTGTGTGGGTGGATTTGCTCATGTTTTAGGTATGGCAGCCATATTCTATGGCTGGGAAAACTCCCTAGAGTGGTTCACGATTGGCGTGCTGTGGTACATCTTGGGTGCCATAGAATGAGTAGCCGGAACCTAAAAGGCAGGGTGCTCTGGCACTCCTTAGCCACGAGTCGTAAGTGGACGGCCCTGCCTGGTACGGCTTGCACGCCGAGAGAGATATTCACGCTCATCGTGGCGGCTGTGGACAATCTAGGCAGGATGCAAGCGTGTCCCGTTTGGTGGAAAAGTGAGGTTTACCGTACCCGCCCAGATGTTACCCCCGATAAGATAGCTATTGCTCTTGAGCATAACCACAATGTAGGACTTATTTACATATACGAAAACGAAGGAAGGCCGATTTTGCAGACAGATGAGCCTCAATTATCGGGAAACATGCTGGCCTTGAGCAAATTTGAGGACTGTACCGATGATTGGGAAAAACATCTAACGGAAGAACCTATCAACTTCGTTAAATATCAACATGATGAGGGCCTATATGGAATAAACTACTGTGAGTACTTACCGAGCGTGTACTCAGTATATGAAAAGAATGTACCTAAAGGTTTAAAGGTAGGAGGTAGGAGGTTTAAAGGTAGAGGATTTAAGGAATGCTCAAAGGCAGGATTTGATAAATTCTGGTCAGCCTATCCGAGAAAGGTATCGAAGGTCGCCGCAAGAAGGGCTTGGTCAAGTGTAGAGGCATCCCTAGAGACTGTCCTCGAAGCATTGGAGGTTCAAAAGCCCCAATGGAAAGACCCGCAGTTCATACCCCACCCTGCTACCTGGCTTAATGGCCAGCGGTGGGAGGATGAGCAAGCGCCGGAGGCCACGTTACCCGAGAGCATGCGGAGGGGGAAGTGATGAGCGAGCGCAAGTTGGCGGCCGAGAGAATCAAGCAAATAAAGACGGCGCTTTTTAATACTCCTGTGCCCCCAGGTTTTTATTGGCTAGAGCGCACCGCAAGGGAGGCCCTCGTAGACCTTGAGGTGCTAGAGGCCGAGGTCGAGCGGTTGCGGGGGGTAATTAAGAAGGCGCACAGGATGTTGGATGCTGGCAGCCCCACTATGGCGTGCGATGACGAGCTTTGCCCACACGACCCTGAAAATTGCGCTTATGCATATCTGAGGGACGAGATAGAAGCCCAAGCCGCCCTGGACAAACCAAATGGCTAAAGCAAAGAAGCTCCTCGAAGATTTCAGCGCCACGCTCGACAGACCCTTTGCGCCCGTCCAAATCGCCGCCCACGCCGAAGCGCTTGCCGGAGCCGACCCCGGCCTGTTGCAGGAAGCCCTTCATCGTGCCTATGACATGAGCCACGAATATTACGGCGGGAGGCCATCTGTGGCGCAGATTAAAGGGCTCATGGGCGATATACGGGTTGAGGAGGACGAAGCAATGAAGGCCGAGGAGCTTGCCGACCACCGAGGGGCCAGGCTGAACGATGTAGAACATACGGAGCTGCTTTCCAAGATGAAAGAGTTCAATCGTAAGTTTGCGGTGAGGGAGGAGCGATGAGTGACCTACGTTGTAGCTGCGGTTTTGTCGAAAAGATTGAGGCGGCGCTGGAGAGGATTAGTGAAAAGAGAAATACCCTCGTCTTGGGCCTCGACCAAGGAAATTGGTGGCTTTCTGTCCCGGCAAAAGGCAAGGAAGATGAGCGCGTGATTACCTTTAGAGAGCCGTGCGAAATAGCCAGCGCAATTATAAGGGCTGCCGACGTAGTTGACCCGCCCGAAAAAAAGGAGCGGGAGTGGCGGGTGGGGGATGTGGTAAAGAATGAGTCAAGAGGCACCCTAACTCTAGTAACGGGATTTCATAAAGTAATTGCTGATGGGGGCTTTACGATTAAGGGTCAACCGCTGACGACTGTTTATAGCAGAACGGGCTGGCGCAACCTCAGCGTAGAGGCCGAGCAAGCGGGGGAGAAATGAACCGCAGCGGCATGGACTACTTCATCCCAGCGCCGTGGAAGACGCAAGACATGATAGAGCAGGACCGCCCGCTCATTGCGAAGGCCAAAGCTGGGGGTAAGATTGCAGCCCGGATTCTCATGGTAAAATACGGGGTGCGGGTCTGGACGGAGGAGGAGTTGGGGGAATATGGGGTGTCGGCTCAATCGCTCACTTGTGTCCAGGGCGTCGAGAATGTGCCTGGAAGCCACGAAGTATGATTGAGTGTCCCCCAACCAAGGGTGGGGGGAAGATAATGCAAAGCAGGGGCAATGTGGCGTTCTATCGTTCATTGCGTGAACATGGGGGATGAAATGAGTGGGCTGACGGTTGAGCAAGTTGAATGGCTCGATAATTATTTGCGGTCTTTGGGCAAGCCTGACTCGTTTGGCCCGCACAGTTACAGGCACGACGCAAGACCTATTGACCTGACTTATGCCCTCATCGCCGACTGGCACTGCCAGATGAAGTTACTGACTAAAATAGCTTACCTTGATTGTTCTGATGATTGCCCCGATAGAGTCGTACCATATTGTATGTGTGTTCATCAGGCTAAAGCGGGCGCCTTGGCTGCCATTAGAAAAGATAAAGGCCCCCAGCGTTAGCCGAGGGCCTTGGGGTGGGTCACTCGGAATAATCAACTAATACCTTAGAATCCAATCAATCTTTGTCGTCTCTTGGGCTCCTTTCATACCATGCCGATGGGGATGTAAGCGACTCCGATTTGGAGGATGTACCGATTGAGCCGCTTCCCCATATTCAATGTAAATGGGTGTACGATTCTCCTTGTCAAAAAGCTGTAATACATAGCCCCCCCTACACGCCAGCAACGGTGAGCGGCCCAACATGCCACCACCAGGCTGCATAGAACATCGGATAGACGCGACGATACGGCCACGGCCTCAGGTGAATTATCGGTTGAAATACGCTTGCCTTTCTGCTACTGTCCATGGTGATTCTCCTCTTGTGAGGGGTTTCAGCCTCAGCCGACTGGGTTAGCTTGCGGGCGCTCAGTCGGCTTCTTTGTGGTCGAGCAATTGGATGTATTCAAGGTGAAACTCTTTAACTGGCTCAGCATCTTTCCTGGCCTGCTCAATGGCCGCGCTCGAACTAGAAGCATCTCCGCGCCACTCCTTTTCCTCACCATCTAGCAAGTAGTAAACCATGAATTTTCTTTGCTTGCTCATCCCTTCTCACCCCCTCTCTCTTTCTTGAACCGCTCAACGGCTTCGCGGCTAAGGTACTGAATCTTGCCCGCGCCCAAGACTGCCTGGACCTTGAGGCGGCCCTTGAGAACGTGCATCTCCACCGAGTTCCGGTGCATACCGAGGATTACCCCGGCCTCTTGGAAGGTGCATAGGTCTTTCGGGTCTGGGCTCATCAACTTGTCCTTTCTAGCAATTTGTCCATGCATCGCTTGTGAAAATAAACGTGTTTGCAATGTCTTCCCTCTTTGCAATCATCGTACAGTTGAACCTTCACCTTGAGAAGTTCGCTCACGACTATTGGTTGTTCGCAACGGTAGCAAATTTGTGTCATAGCATATCCTCTGGGATTGCTTCCGTTTTATGCAAGCCCGAATCCAGTTCGTGGAGTGCGTCAGAGAGTGGAAACTCTCCCATAAATTTAGGTCTTGTTAGCGCTACTGGTTCATATCCCGCTATTGCTATCTCTAAATCACATTTTATCTTCTTGATTGTATCATCAGAAATTAGCCACCATTTCACGATTATTCCTCCTTGTCGCTCACTCTTTGTTAGCGTACGAATCCGAAGTGGCCCCAACTTTAATCTCATTTAGTTGGCTCTCTAATTCTTGAAGGCAAGCCCAGAAATTACCATAAGTTGGTTCCAAGCCTTGCTCAGTTGCATCGTGCGCGAGCCTTCGAGCCTCAGATAATATAACTTCCCAACTGGACACCTTGAGGCGTAGAGACACAAGGCGACGGGACTTGAGCCATGTGACAACGCCTCGTCGTGATTCCTCTTCTTCTTTACAGAATGAACAATCGTCGCTTAAACATTGGTGCTTATCCATTTCCTTCCTCCCAATACCTAGATTTACACGGGCCACACTCCATACAATTAGCTGGCCTCCAAGCTTTGCGCTTTGGTGCGGCACAGGGATAATGGGCAAGAGTGGTGGCAAAAAACAACAACTTCTCATTTTTGACCTTAAGATGGTCAATCTCATCAAGGCACCAAGCCAGTCGGAGGATGGTCGGTTTAGCAACATCCATGTAATCACCATGTAGGCTTCTAAGGTGTTCTTTGGCGTCTTCTAGATTGTCTTCGGAATGACGTATTAGTGGCAAGTCGGCATTAAACATTATTTATCCCTCCGCTATTTCCATTAATTCTTCAAGGGTGAGCCTATGAACTAAGTCATCTAATGAGTGAAGCAATCTTGACGCCACTTCGGCATGGTGTAAAGCGTCCTTTAGTTTGCCGATTGTACACCATGTTCTAAAGGATTTAAGGTCTTTAGTCGCCAATCTTAGCTCAATCAACGTCTCTGCGATGTGGCTTTGGGCCACTTCTGCATAATCTCCCATCTCAACTGTTGTCTCTGGGTGCCATTTTGGTGGCGTATAATCATTCATGGTCTTTCTCCTTTCGGTGTTGTTTGGTGAGTTCCTTATGAAGGCGTTGAATTGCCATCAGCTGTTTGTCCTGTTTCAAGGCAGGTGCCTTGGGGTTAACTAGCATATGCTCAGGCGTGTTGTCCCACAAGAATCGTTGTAGTTCATTGTGGTCGTGAGCTTGTTTTATTCCTAGCTCACTCATCGTCTCTCCTCCTCTGGTTGGGGCTTAATCAGCCCGCCATGCCCTCGCAGAGCAAGAGCATGGGGAGGGATTAAACCATGCCCACGGGGATGTAGGCGATAATCCCATGCCATGCGCTTCGCAACCAATAAAGAGAACCATCATCTCCTGGTCCCCGAAGAATAGAACCATATAACATTAACTCTCTCCAAGCCTTCACGGTTCTACCCTCTGGTCCCCTTACGGTGTCCCATCGTGCTTTGTAGTACATTGTGCCCTCCTCGTTAGGGTTGTCTCAACCTCTACCCTTAATATAGGCCTATCATGGAACCCTGTCAAGAGAATAATGCCCCCCTGGCAAAAAAACATCTGAGCACAAACCTAAGACGACCAACAACCGGGGTTCAGAAACCAAATATCAACCACTTGCAGAATTCCCTTGACACGGCATAATCAGACGTGCTACTTACATCTCCCAAGGCCAACAAGCAGGATAGAACGCAACAGGGGGGCCCCAAAAGCCCCCCCCCAAAAGGCGCCAGTAAATGAACGGAAAAAAATACTACTCGAAACGACCACAAACCCACGATAAACCACAACAAAGAATATGCCTCCAATGCGAACAACCCTTCGAATCATTCGGAGCCGCAAATAGATTGTGTACCAAGTGCCGCACTCGACAAGGAATCGAAGCCCGATGAACGATGCCCTGATATCTAAACCAGGACTAGGTAGAAGGCTCACCGACCTCGAAAGAATAGGAATACTAACAGACCTCGACAAAGGTACATCCTACGACGACATACAAGCCTCCTATCAAATCAGTAGAAGCACAATATCCGTCATAAGACACAAAGCACTTGAAGATAACAGCACGCTCGAACTCATCAAAAAAGGGCGTACTAATAGGCTGTATCAGGTCTCTGAATGGGTTTTAGACGCCATTGGGCCTGAAGAGGTGTCTGGGGCCAGCCTAGAGGTCAAAAACAGGCTCCTAGGCACACTAGAGGACAAGATAGCCCAACGTGAGGGGCGCACAGGCAACGTGAACATAGCCTTCGGCACCTTCCAGGCCTGGGGGTTTGGGAAGAAGCCTGTCGAGGATGACGACAAGTAGTGCCTTGGAGCTGGCCAGCATTCTTCATTAGCTATGCTGTGACCCTGTTCCTGCTCGTGGTCCTTGGGAGCCTCCGAAGGTGAACGAGGACGACAAGTAGCTTGTGAACCCGTCCCTAACTACTTCCGATAACGCAGATTATGTTAACTAGCCACCCTCTCAAGAGCTTGTATGTAATGATGTTGTGGGAGCGGTACTTTTGCGAGACGAACCCGGACCTTGTGAATTGGTTTGAACTCGCACAATATCAGCACATTACAAGGAACCTGGAGAAGCTGGAGTCGCGGCCTAAAACACCCCCAACCACTCAGAATAGAACGGGCAAGGGCATATGAGGGCCCTGAGCATGCCAGGGTGTCCAGGCACGCCCAAGGGCCTGAAAGTGGCTCACAAGGGCACATGGGGCCCCTGGCGCAGGGCAGAGGCGACATGGGCGACCTCCCCCCCGTGGGTTTGTATATGGTCCCCTCTGAGAGTTATTATTTTTTAAAAAGGGGTCGGTAGTTCAGGTGGATTTTTTTCATTGTTGGATTAACGATTGGATGACCCGTTGGGTGCTTTTTCCCATAGGCATGTTTTTTCTTGGTTATTGGGGTTCCTTCCTTGTGAAGCACATTATGGGTAGGGGCAAGGGGGTTTAGTCTATGAGGTTTTGGCCTCTTGGGCTATTTTTATTGATTTTTCTAATTGGTTGTGGTTCTGAGGAGGTTAAGGGGCCTGCGACGATGGAGGACAGAACCACGCTATATTTTAGTGTTGAGGACGCCTATATCGGGTTCGATACTACTTCTGGGAAGTTTTGCTTTTGGAATAATGGCCCAAGGCGGGTTTTTTGTGGCGATTTGGCCGAATATGAATGGGTTGATGGTGCCAGGATTGAGGATTTGGAGCCGAAATGATGAATAACTCGATAGTCCAGCTAGAGACCGAAGCCCGGAAGAAGGCCAAGGCATTGGGCCACGCTCTGGGCCATCTGACGAAGTGGACATATTTAGTCGGCACCAAGTTCAACCCGACAGGGAAGAGGGAGAGGCCGCGCATTGGCGGTTCGATGTATTGCGTGAAGTGTGGTAAGGGTGTCCTGCTCAGGGTTTCGCCGAAGCGGTTGGTTGGGGATAACGAGGAGTTTATTGCGGGTTTTGGGGTTAGGGGGCCTCCGGGCTTCGGGGGCAGCCCCGGCAAGATGGTCTGGTGGCAGGCCGAGTGTGGGGTGGTGGAGTGAGCTACCCCACGGTGCATTACGTTCGCATCGGCTTCTTGTATTACCAGCTCGGCAGGGAGAACTTCGGCTTGGGTGTTTTCGTGCGTCTGTGGCTTGCTTCGTTTCAGCCGATTGTGGAGGGGCCGTGAGAGAACAAGCGTTAAAAACGCCTTCTAGGGCATGGCGGATTGCTAAGAATAAAAGCAAGGAGCCTCCCTGTATTTGTTTCGAGGGGAGGGGATTCCCTCTTTTTATTAAAAGAGTGGATGGACGCAGGCCAACGATGGATGAACTTGTTTCCTTGGACCTATATATCAGGCGTTTTTGCCATAAACATGGTCTTTTGAGAGAGGGGCCATGAAAGAGTTTTTAAAGGGTTTTTTAGCCGCCGCGTTGTTGGTGTTAATTAGTTTTCTCATTGTGCCTTGGATTGGGGGCTTTGTTGCATTTATGATAGGTAAGAATCTTGACTGGATAGCAGATTCATATTTTGGTGATTATTGGCCTTGGGTTTTGAGCTTTTTCTAGGAACCAAGATATGAGCAGGATAATCGCCTATCTGTTGTTGGTGTTTTCGATGTTGTTTTTCGTGGGGATGATGATGAGGGGGTGCAAAAAAGACATGGATAGCGTTGCCTACGGCGTCGAAAGGTCGTGGATGGAGTGCCAGCAGTCGGCCCACGATGCTGGCGTTCGGCTTTTAGGTTGCTAATGAAGGATTTTCTTAAAAAACAAAGCATATATTGGGCAGTTATAGCCATTTTCTTCGTCGGATGGCTATGGACGGTCACAATTCACGATATTTACACCAAAAACACCGCAGAGAAGGCCAGAAGGCTCGATGCGCTTACGGTTGAGCTTGAAAGCAGGGCCAATGAGCTAAATGGGGCGTGGAAAACGTATATTGAGACAAGGGAACGGCTTGAAAGCGGCTCCGAAGCAATGAATAAAATCAGCGCACTTGAACATCGGGTGGACATGATGGGAGATGTTCTAACAGAGTGGCGGCTTGATGGGGGGCAACCATGAGCGTGGGATTTATTTCTGTTCGTCCAAACCCCGTACACCGGGAGTTTATGAAAGGAGCGCAGAGTCAACTATTTGGTGGATGGTTTATGGGACTTGCAAAGAGCAAGAAACCTTGGCTCAACAAGCTCCATAATCGCTTTTTGTCTCCTGCCTCGGGCTTCTTCAACGCCTTGCCTTACTACAATCAATATGATTATATTGTGGTGCCTGACTATGGTCTGATTCTTGGTGTCTGGATTAAGAGGATTTCTTCCAATACGAAACTTATTTACTTTAATTATTCTCCGTTCTTCTATGACTTTCCTAATAAGAGCATATGGAAACAACGCTATTTTAGGCATTGGCTTAAAGAGATAGATGGTATGATTTCCGCTTCGTATATGGTAGACCAAATAGCCAAAAAAGAAATGGATGTTCCTTCTGTTGTAAGTTATCCCTACGGAGGGGAGGACTTTGCAGGAGTGAATCAGGAACCCAATGCAAAACATCTAATTGTCATTTCTAGTCTTCACAAGACGAAAGGAATAGTTCGTGCAATCGAGGTTTATCGTTCCGTGAGGGAGCGATTGGGTAGCAATCCAAAGCTTTTCATATTGGGCGATGGGCCAATGAAGAAAGAACTGGCCTCTATGGTTCGGGACGACCCTCTCATTTGTTTGCTAGGCCATCAGCCGTTGGAGGTTGTTCAACGTTATTTGGCTCAAAGCTTTGTCCTTCTTCAGCTTTGTTTTCTTGACTCGTTCCCGGTCTCAGTCTTAGAGGCGGGAAGCGTGGGTGTTTTCCCTGTGGTAAGTGATTCGGTTGGCTCTTCTGAGGTTCTTCCCCCCGAATTAACTGTAGGTGGAGGGGAGGCCAAAGAAGCCGTTGAAAAGGTTATGGCCCTCTATCGCCTTTCTCCCGAGCTTCGCGCGGGGCTTCGCAACCGGGTAAAAGAAATTGTCTCATCGTTTTGCAAGGAAAGACAGGTTGCTGATTTTCGGGCGAAGTTTTGGAAATTACTAGAGCAACTAAATGATGGACAAGATTAAGAACATTCTCTGGATAATCCCCGTCCTGTTCGTGTGGACTTGGGTTGTGGTTGCGCCCGCCTCCGCCCAGCCCGAGTTGAAGGCGGGGCAGGAGGTAGAGATTTATTATGATGGCAAGTTTATAAATAGGTGCCTAATGGATGGGACGCAACTAATTATATGCTCCAACGATAAAGACATTTCGCCCATCTCCTTAATAACCAAGCCCGCGCCGAGGCCGGAGTTTAAGTTGCCAATAGGATGGGCGTGGTGTCAGGCTGAGTATCATAGGGCCCACCCGCAAGTTTATACCTATAAGGAGTTGGCCTCTGCTGATTGTGTGCTTATGAGAAACGATGAAGCCATTACCGACGAACTCCGCTACCTCCGCAAAGAGGTTGAGGCGCTGAGAAAGTGAGCAGGGAAACGAGGGGGATAATAAGCCTGTGGGTGGTGTGGGCAATCATGGCAATCTCGCTTCTTTTGGTAGGTCTTAGTATTTGTGTGCGCTTGTAAAGAGATTGAGGCGTTGAAGAAGTGATTGAATCCTTACTAGCGAGTAGCGTAGCTGGTTGGATTGCCGTGATAATCCTTTCGGTGGTTTTACTGAGAGTTTCCAGGATGCCTAAGTGAAAGCAGAATTTGCATATAAGTGCATAACGCTTTTGGGGTTTTTCACAGTTATTGTGGTTCTTGTGGTGTTTCATCTGCCGTCTATTCTCTGGGGGTTTCTCAGGGAAGGAACTCAATAGGGGAGGCGAGGTAATGACTAAAGAGATTGTGGTTGGAGTAGCATTTCTTATTGGAAGCATTGTCTCTGGAGTACTTGGGGGCTACTATTTTTTGTGGGCGGTTGGTCTCTTGTTTCTAGGGGCAAAGCTCTGAGGAGGGGACATGAAAATGTATCATAAAGAATGTTTAATTTGTTCTTTTTCGTGTGACACTACCGACATCTTTGACGTTGGTGGTAAAGAGTTATGTGGTAAATGTGGCGAAGAAGAAAAAATCAAATTAACCCTTATTGCCGTTGGCCATGATTGGAGGAGTACCCTTGGTATATGGCTAGACGGTCTAACCCCGCCCCAAATGAAGGAGGACAAGCATGAGTGACACAAAGACAGAAACGAGAGTGGTAAAAACAGAGAATATATCAATGCATTGCCCAAGGTGTAAAGAATGTTATTACGCATCGGTTTTATTTGATGAAGATGGCAAATTCTTGTCGATAATGTATCGACTTGGTGAACCCATCGAAAATGGAGGACAAGCGTGACTGAGCATATCCAAGGATATGATACACGCTATGAGAAAAGAGATACCTGTCCAATAACGGGAGAAAAGATTTCACCCACTTGGTACGTTAGCACGAGCGGCCCCGTTGAATTAGAAACGCTCTGTACCGTAGAAGAGATTGAGTCAAGGAGGAAGGCATGAAAGGCACCCTTGCCCACGCAGAACTAATGTGGTGTTACGGAAAATTTGCAGACCGACTTACCGCGGGCATATGCAACGTAGAAAGATGGAATGAATCAGAACCCGGAGCTACCGGAAAATACTTTGATTATATTCTTTCAAGAAGGGACATATCTGCCCCGATAGTTTCCTTTGCTGACGTTAGAAGATATATAAATCCCGAAGGTAATCTTTACCCTAAGCCAGAAGGAAACAATAGCTTCAAAAAACTATTAAATGGTAAAATTACGTCTGATTATAGAGAGCGCGGACGGAATGTTATCGAGGCCCACAATTGGCTAGAACTAGCATAAGGAGCTTAATCATGAGCAAGACCATTAAGGCTGCCTGCTTGGTATTGGTGCTGGGATTTGTGGGGTGCGGGCAGGGAAGCGACGATAAAGTCAGCGTTAATGATTTTTCGTGCAAAGAGGTCTGGATGAAGGATGGCGTAATAATTGAAGACTATCGAGCCGCTAGGGTGGGCTGGATTGAACAATACTATCTTTGTAAAGAGGGGAGATGGAATGAGTTTTTAATAAAGGGGGGCGGCTTTGGAATGGGGAGCGATGGCGAAATTTCCTTTGTTGCACACGGCACCACAATTGGAATTGGAAGAGGTGGGGCGAGAATCACTTATGAACTTAGGGAGATAAAGCATGACCAGGACTAAAAATGCCGGGTGCTTCCACGCACACCATTGACGACCCTAGTTGACGTATTAAGAAGAGACTACGACAACATAGCTCACAACAAGGAAGCAGTCTACCATATCTTCCAATCCTTCACCTACAGGGCAGACGGCGACCCGATGCCCTATGACCCCACCATAAACAGAGCCCAGGACGAGTTCCACACCGCCGCCAGAGAAGGGAAGCGATACCTGTCCATCTTCGGCGGGTCGGGCCTTGGAAAGTCTATGAGCGCGGCCAGGGAAGCCTCTATAAGAGCCTTCAAGCCCGGCGCCACGATATGGCTTTTGGGGGCCACCTATCCCCTCGCACACAAAGAGTTCGAGTATTGCTTCCACGACCTGGTTGAAGACCCCAAGATATTCGGCGGCAAAAGGGGCGGGGTCATAGACAGGGCCGTGAACAATCCCCAGGGCGGCGACATGCACATCAAGTTCGCCTGGGGCGCAGAGATAAAGGGCGTGAGCGCCAAAGACGCCGACAGGGGCTCGCTCCTGGGTGAAGGATTGGACTGTCTTGTTCTGTGCGAGGGAGCCAAGATACCTGAGAAGGTCTACGAGCATTATCTTGAGAGGGCGATTTCGCGCCGCCTCGGTACGGTTATTTGCAACACCACACCCGCCGGAAAGAACTGGGTATGGAGAACGTTCGCCGTCCCCTTCCTTGAGGGCCAAGAGATATATTGGTCTGGGTTCGACTACCCGGCGACGGTCAATCCGTTCTACGACAAGAATGAGTTTGAGCGTCAGAGGCAAAGGTATGGAGAGGACAATCCCTACTTTCAGGAACAGTTCATGGGGAAATTCGTGGCCTATACGGGGATGTGCTATCCAGAGTTCAGGCGATTTGAGACGGAGAAGGCCGCAGCTCACGTCATGGAGTTCGACCCCGCAGAGCTCCCGAAGGAATGGCCCCGCACCGTTGTCATAGACCCCCACCTGAGCAAAGCACACGCCATCGGCTTCTATGCCACCGATTTCGACTCCTGCCCCGTTATAGTTGACGAAGCCCAAGCAATGGGGGATATGTATGAAGTCGCAGATGTTATATGTACCAAATATGAAAACCACGGCCTGGACCCGATTTATTATTTGACAACTAAGGGCTCATGTATTATAGATACATTTGCCAAGGTTCCAAGCTCTCTTAGAACTAGGACGCCAATGCTCACGGAGCTGAGAGAGGGCTTTGAAAAGAGACTGGGGCCTCGCGGCAGGGAGATACGGATAAGGCTCTGCGAGAAGCCCCCCATACTCGATAGGGTTCTTTACTTGAAACGCATGCTCAACACCTTCGTTCCAATCCTAGCCCAACCCGGAAAAGAGAGGCCGTGGCTGACCGTCGGCGCTCATTGCACCCAGACCATATTCGAGCTCGACCATTCGGAGTTCGATGATAACGGTGAACGCAAGGATGAGAACGACGACTTTATCAATTGCTTTGAATACTATCTCGCTGCGGGGCTATCTTCTGAGCCTGGGGCTGATGAGATTTGGCGACCCACCCGACAGGGGAGGATGGCAAGGGTATGATTAAAATTCTTTGTGATAGGTGTGGGGAAGCTATTAAGGAAATTACCGAGGGGAACTGTAGCCCCGTTAGAATTGGTGCCGAACTACCATTAACGTCTTGGTGTGATGATTGTGCAGTCGCCGCAGAAAAAATTGAGGCATTAGCAAGAAAAAGACACGAAGAAATAAATGCCTGGAAGACCGAACAGGTTGAGACATATAGAAAGAGCGCAAAGGGAGAATGGCGCTAGATGAAAGGCATTAGAAAGCTGAGGGATTTATCGCGTGGTTTTCGGGCGATTGTTTTTCTAACGACGCCCGCAGACCTTACCTTTACATCTTTATGGTCTGCCATTGGTCAATATTGCGAGAAATTTAATCATTATCCCGACAAGTTGATTGTTGGTAAGAGCAACACATATAAGTCTTCTTGTCCACACTGTGACTGGGGTAGATTAGAAATAGTTGAAAGCGTCCATTTCGATGAAGACGAGTGGGCTGTTACTGGCTCCCTTGGTGTTGTTTATGTTGAGGGCGCTTAGATGAAAATGGTAATTATCAAATGTACCCAGAAGCTGATTGCTGAGTTTCTAGGCGTACCCGACCACTACATCCTCGACGTTAAGAAGGAATTTGACACGCAGAATATCCTCTTTGTGGTTGGCGGCGACGAGGGCCTGGAGACGGCGGAGGGTGCGTATATTTGTTTAGGTGATGCGGAGGAACCCAGACACACGAATTTAGGACGACTAGATGAAGATTAGGGTCAAACCTGGAGATTTGGTGGAAATCCTATGGGATGATGCGGGGGCATATGGACGCTGGAGAGACCCAGATACTGAATTTCCTGATGATAATATGAGATGTAGAACCGTAGGGTATTTTCATTCAGAAAATAAAAGGTCAATTGTTGTGCGACAGTCAGAGGCATTTGATTATGATTATGAAGTTAGACAGGCATCGGATTTTTTCCAAATACCGAAGGCATGTATTAAAAAATTCGCAAGAAGGGATAAGGGGCTTCATTGGCCGAAGGAGAAATAATGAACGTCTTTCCTGTCAGAGATAGATTATTGTTAATCCGATGCAGGCAGGAAGAATTGTCGAAGGTCATCGTAATTCCTGATAGTGTAGAGAAAGTCCAAATCCCAGAATTTATTATCTACCGAGTAGGACAGGGAACATTCAATAGACAGACAGGGGAGTTTAATCCGTCGCGGCACAAGGAGGGCGACAGGGTGTGGCTCAGTTCCTATACGGGCACGGAGTTCCCCACGATTAAGGGATTGGAAGAGTCCATCATTGTTATTCGGGAAGAAGATGTGCTGATGAGCGATAATCCTATATTTAATACCAATAGCGGGAAGGAATGATGCTAAGGGAATGGGTCGCATTTGGGGTAATAATAATCTTTGGCTTGATTGGGTCAGCTCTTGGCATTTCTATGTTGTTAGCCTTGAGGGAAATGGGCAAGTCTCAAGATAGAATGGATAAGGCCCTATATGATTTTTCTCAGAACATGGCCCATCTGTCTTTGTGCTGGTTATATTCTTTACACGGGAACGGTGACTGATGCCCCAGGCGATTGAAAGAGACACCTTGCCGCCGAAGCCCGAACCCCTGCGGCGCTCACGCAAGTTCGACATAGACAGGGAAGAAGTCGCCCGCACCATCATTGACGACTTCAACAAGGTAAAATCCGACAGAACGACTTGGGAACAAAAACAGGAAAAATGGATGGAGATGCTCGAAGGCATCCTTGGGGCCAGACAGCACGAACCCTTCGGCCCCGAAGCCTCGGCAAACTTCTTCGTGCCCCTCGCACCAGCAAACATCATAAGACAACAGGCCGTCCTGATGAACGTCGTAGAAAACGGCGAAGTAGAAGTCATCGGTTATGGCGAGGAAGACGAGGAGCTTGCCAGGACGAAACAGAAGCCCTTCATCAATTGGGAATTCAAGGAACACATGAACGCCCTTCCCAAGATAGACGAGGGACTTTTTCAGTTTATTGTCCGGGGAACGATTATAGGGAACGTGACGTGGGAGCAAGAGTGGAGAGAGGGCCTGGAAGTCGAAACCCTCCCATTTCCCCAGTTGCCGCCCGGAACATCTGTTGAGGACCAAAATGCGGCCCTGGCAGAGCTTCTACACTTCAAGGTAATAGAAATTGTATTGAAGAGCGGCAAGTTTGAGCTTGTCGATATGAAGAGTCGCGGCAATCGCGGCCTCAGCCTCGACGTAATCTACAAGGAACCGCTCCAGTTTGCCACCGTGGAGAGAACGGCTTCGGTGGAAATCTATGTAGAGGACGACAGGGTTGAGATTCATATCTTCCGCTTCGTGAAGGAATATGAAGGCCCCCGGCTCACCATCCCTTCCCTTGAGGATTGGTACATTTCTAGGGACGCCGGAATCAAGGGCCTGCAAAACTGCAATTTCATCCTGAGACGATTCGTGATTTCAATCGAGGAAATTCATGCGCGAATCGCTGATGGCGTGTGGGATTTGGTGGACGAGGATGACCTGAAGAAAATAGTTGAGGGCAAGGACGCCACCAAGGAAAAAAGCCCCTCCGAGGAACTAAGAGAGCGGCAGGAAGGCCAGGAAGATAGCGCACCAACTCAAGACCTTGAAGAAATCGAGGGTTTTGAGTGCTTCTATCTGTGGGACGTAAACGACGATGGGAGAAAAGAACAGGTAATTTTTACGGTACTTAAAGACTCGGAAGTGCTTGTGCGGGCCAAGAGAATTGAGGAGGTGTTGCGCTCCGGCCTCCGTTCCGTATGGTCTGCGCCCTACATAAAGCGCGAAAACTCCATCTACGGCAGGAGCCTCCCCGAGCTTCTTGAGAAAGTTCAAGACCTGATGAACGAGTCCATGAACATTCTCATGGACTGGGGTCATATTTCTAATGCGCCCGTTGGTTTATATCGTTCCGCGTCGGGGTTCAGGCCGGGTAGACAGCTTGTGGAGCCCGGAGCTTGGATTCCCGTTGACGACGTAAACGATGCGAAACTCCTGTCCTATCCCAATGCTAACCAGTCCTTCCTCTTCAACGTGATGGGGTTGCTCAACTCGATGGCCGAGCGGCTTACGTCGCAGGGCGACTTGCAATCCGGCCGCGTTCCGACGGGCAAATCCTCCGCCCTTAGAACGGTCGGAACGACGATGGCCCTACTACAGCAGAGTGATATACCGACAGACCGCATCTTGAAGCGGTTCTACTACGGCCTCAATGACTTTTTCAAGATAGTCTGGCGAATGAATGCGGTCGAGATGTCGGATGAGGTCAAGTTCAGGGTTGTTGGCGATATGGGCAAGGAATCATTCGTAAGCATTAAGAGGGATGAACTTAGGGGCAATTACGATTTCAGGTTCACTGGCACAACCGAGTCTGTAAACAAGCAGGCGCAGGGAACCGTGGCCCAGACGCTTATGCAGCTGGTGATGAACCCCCTTGCTTTGCAATCGGGCGTCACAACCGAAGTAAATATCTACAATGCTCATATCAGGGCATTGGAGGCGATGGCGATAAAGAACAAGAGCTTATACGTCACCAAGCCGATGGCATTGGTGGCGGGGCCGATTTACTCTGCCGAACAGGTCTTGGAACTGCTGAAACAGGGTGAAAGGGTGAAGATAAATCCTGCCGCCGACCTGCAAACTCACATCAACCTGATAAACGAGTATATAACGGGGCCGGAATTTATGCACATCCCCGTCGATAGAAAGCAGTTGATAATTGATTATTCCATTGAGGCAAGCCAAGCCTTGCAGAACAAGATTATGAGGGATGCACTGGCCGAAGCGTCCAGACAGGGCGGCAATCCCTTTCAGACAGACGGGCAGGGTGGTGTGCTGACCACCGCTGGTGGGCCGCAAGATATGGGTCAGGGCGAGGAAGCGGGCCTGTTTGCGGGTCAGGAGGACGGGGTGTGATTAAGCGTTGGTTGAAAAAGATGAATGAACCTGTGCCTTTTGACCCCTTTCTGCAGTCTCGGAGCCAATGTATTTTCGTTATTATAGCCCTTGCGTTGTTTGTGGTCTTGTCTGTTTGGGCCAATGCCCTTGCCCAACCCGAGTTGAAGGTGGGGCAGGAGGTTGAGGTGTTTTATGATGGTGTTTGGATTCTCTGCCCTAAGATTGTTGGATTTGAGACTGACTTTGAAGGATTTAAGGAATTGATTTGTGTTAATCCAACTAGCCCCTATACCAATACTTTTCATCAGCCTCTAGATAAAGCTGATGGCTACCGCATCCTCAATCCCGCGCCGAGGCCGGAATTTTCTTATTCTATTCCTGCGGCAGAGCCATGTACCTATGAAGAAGGTTGGAAAAAGTGTGTTTATACTGGACCAGATGATGAACTGAAATTTGAGGATATTGCCAAAGAACTCCGCCACCTCCGCGAAGAGATTGGGGCAATCAAGAAATGAAAGACAAGCCAGCCCAAGAGCCATACTTGGAAGCAATCAAGGAGTCCCTAGAGAACTGCGACGAATTCTGGCAATTTGTGAGCCGCTATGTCGAGGATGAAACGAGTAGGTATCTCAATGTTGTCTCGGATTATGAGTTTCATCGGGGAAGGCTTCATGGAATGACGGACTTCCTATCTTCCCTGTGCGGCATCGTTGGGAAGAGCATTGAGGGCACCGTGAGGATAGACCCCCGTGAGTAAAACGATGACAAAGGAACAGGCGATGGAACTCGCTGATAGGCTTATAACCACCAGCATTGAAAACGGGGCCTGGGTTAAGACGGACAGGCGATTTAACAAAGCCAACAAACTAGATACGATAGAACTTACGATTTCAATAAAGGTGAATTCTAGGGAGGAGTAACAATGCGGGTGTTATCGTTGCTTAATTATTTGTCCGAATTTGAAAAAGATGCAACGGTTTTTATAGCGGTGTTTAGCGAAGCAACGCAGGAGACAAGGTATCATACCGTTGGACATTTATCAAGCGACCACGCAGATGACCCAATCCTAATAATTGAACCGATTTGTGTCCTTCCCGGCTCGGGTAGTGTAAGTAGGCCCTTGATTGACAAGGGGGGGACAAACGGCCCCTTTAACGATGAAAATGATAAAAGGAAGTATCGGTGAAAAAGACTGACAAGCTCGCTTGACAGGCAGGGAATCTTATAGTATATATAGATTAGAAAAGTGTAGTTAAGCATCAGGAGCACTATTGATGGCCCGATGTCGGGGGCAACCGCCCTCAGCATCGGGCCTTTTTTGTTGTCGCCCATCTGGGCGTATCGCGCTCCGGCGTGAAGGAGAAAAGGATGCCAGACACACCAGCCCCAGAAGAAGGCGTAGAGGGCTCACCAGCCCCAGAGGTTTCGCCCCCCTCGGAACCGTCCCTGGAGGACGTAAAACCCCCAGAGGAACCAGAAGGTCGAACTGTTGACCAGCTTGCAGCCGAGATGCACAGGAAGGACGAAGCTAGGGATGAAAAGCTCGATGCTCTGACTCAGCAGAACGCTCAACTGATGCAACTGCTTCAGGGCCAAGCCAACAACCAAGGCCAAGGACAACCGGGAACGCAAGGTCATGTTGACCCAAATAGGCCCTTTGCTGGTTGGACCGAAGAAAAGATTGACGCTTGGATGGATTCTCACTATCGGGGCGAACTTGAACCAAGCCAAGAGCAATATGCCTCGAAGGCTCGGCAAGAGATTCGCTTGCGAGATAGAGAGACCGCAAAAGCTGAGTTCCGAATGGAGCAGTTTCAGAATCAGGGCGAGGAAATCCTTAAAACAAATTGGTCGGAGTTGGAACAGAAAGATGCCGCTTTCAAGGCCGACGTTGATGCCTTGGAATTGGAGTTCCAGCAGAACCCCAACAAGGTCCTTGCCCAATGGAAGCCAATGGTCAGAGAAATCGTTCACTCACGCAGAGTGCGGGGCGGTTTTATGCAGCCTTCCAAGGTCGAGGAGTGGAAGGGAGAAATTCGGGGCAATGTACCCCACATGGAAGGCGTCCCTCCGTCAGCGTCAAGGCCACCCGAAGGCGGGTTGAGCCCTGAACATGAAAAAATAAGCAAAGACACCTATGGGCAAGACCCCAAGAAGGTAGCAGAGTTGCAGAAACAACTTGAAGCTGAAGGGAGGCTTGCGCCATGACCGTCCAAACAGATGAAACCACCTTTGTCTGCGGCTGTGGAGAGGTAAAGGAGAGCTATAGGGGGCTGTCGTCCCATGTAAGAGTTTCTAAGGTGCCTGAGTGCAAAACAACGGACCTGGAAGCAATTAAGCTCGCCACCTCCAAGACCAAGGAGCCGCAAGGGAAGGCTCTTGAGGTTCCGACGGCGCTCGCTTCTGAAATCATAGAGTGGGAGCCGCAGGATAGATTCTACGTTCCCGAAGAGGTCAAGCAGGATGGTTATCGTTATCGCTGGTTGAGTGAACAGTACCGCGATAGGCGAGGCATGGAACATTGGGAAACCGTAAAGCCAGAGGACTTGCCCGAAGATTTCATGGAGAGCTTCGTTCAGGGCGGGAAGCCCATTGACGGTCGCCTCATGCGAGGGAACGATATGTTTCTTGCCCGGATGCCCGAAGCGCGGGCGAAGGGAAGGGAGAAATTCATAAGGGAAAAAACCCAAATACAGGAAGCGGCCGCAAAGTCGTCTATGGCCTCAAAGATAGGAGGTCATGGTTTCGACAATGTTGAGTTTCAGAAAGAACGGACGCGGCCTGTCCAGAAAGAGGAGTAATTAAATGGCTAACAGAGACAATCCTAGTGGGTTCACGCCCGTTGGGACCATCAATGGCGGCAACTATTCCACAAGGCGATTCAAGCTATCTGGTAGCGCCAACAGGATTTTCGTGGGAGATGCTTTCAGGCTAACCGCTGATGGCGTTGCCCATGCTTCTGCAAGCCAGAGAGTAATTGGCGTGTCGCTTGAGGATGTTGCCGCAAGTGCAACTGGAGACATTCTTGGTGTCCCGGTTGGGGGTGTAATCTTTCGTGTCCAGTCTACGGCAAATACCGTAGAGGCCGACATAGGCCAGACTGCTGACCCGTTGATGACTACGGGTAACACCGCAACCGGACGCTCAAGGCAGGAACTAGACCACTCAACCCTAAACACTACGGACCAGGCACTTCGGATTATCGACAAGGATGACCGTCCCGATAACGATTGGGGCACTAACGTCGATTTGCTTGCGATGTGGTACGAGCATGAGTTGACCGAAGCTGACGAATCCACACCTGGCGTATAGGAGGTCTGACTAATGAGTATTGCAAGGACTATTTTGTCAGACTTCTATATTGACCGTCTGGCAAACTTAGAGATGATTATCAGAGACTTGTACGAGGACCTTCCACGCGTTATGCCTCAAATATTCAATGAGAGGAACGTGAAGGGTCCGATGTTCAAAACATCCGGGTATTCGGGCCTCGGCCTCTACTCGGAAGTTGGTGAAGGGGCAGACATTCAGACGGACGACCCGGTGCAGGGGTTCGATGCACAGTTTATTCCCCTAAAGCATGGGTCTGGCTTCAAGATGACCGCCGAGATGATGGATGACGACCTAGACCAGATTGCTAAAGACTACACCACACATCTTGGGAACTCCGAGGTACAAACCCAAGAAACCCAAGCGGCGGCATTGTTCAACAACGGGTTTTCTGGTGGAACTGCCATCCCTGATGGTGAGCAGTTCTTCTCTGGTTCTCACCCACTCGCCAAAGCTGGCGGGACTTGGCGCAACCAGCCTAGCACATCCGCCGACCTGAGCATCACCAGCCTAGAGCAAGCCATGATTGACATGGCCGACTGGGTAAGCGATGCCGGATTGAAAATCGCTATCCGGCCCCGCATCTTGCTCATTCCGACGGAACTTTGGTGGCTGGCCCAGAGGTTGCTTAACTCCGAACAGCTTCCCCAGAGCGCAAACAACGACATCAACCCGGCGAGAGATTTTGTTACTCCCATTAAATGGGAATATCTCACCGACAGTGATGCGTTTTTCTTGGGCTCTGACAAGAATATGCACAAGCTCTTCTGGGGATGGAAGTTGAAGGGTGAGTTTGGTAGACAGTTCAACGAGAAAAACCAGACCCTAGAGGTCTATCGCACCTATCGTGCTATTCAGGGAGTTGGTGATGCCCGAGGGTGGTACGGAAGTCCTGGCGCATAGGGAGGAGCATCATGGCACATCTTAGAATTCCAGAGTGCTGCAAGGACGTGCCTCCCGATATGCGTTATTGGGCGAACATCGAACTCGTCTGTCAGAAGGAACAGGCGGGTTGGTGCGTCCCCGAATGCCACAAGGAAGACTATGGAAAGTACGACCTGGTGTTAATGGTTCACAAGGATTACAAGCCAAAGGCCAAGCTAAAGGCCAAGCTAAAGGCCGTGAAATAGGAGAGCCGTGATGATGAAAAGAATCATGTTGGTGGCCCTCCTAGTTGCCGCATTAGTAGGAGTGCCTGCTGATTCGTGGGCTACGGCCCCGTGGGGCGGAGCAGAGCCCCAAAGCGGGGAATCCGTTTATGAGTGTTGGGGCGTACATGGAAACCTGTGCGTTGGCACAGACGCCCACGGTATCGGGTATATAAGATTTGGCAATGCCTATGGTGGTGTCTATATCTTCATGGACCCGGCTGCCCAGGTGGATGTTGCTGATAGGGCGGATTCGCAGAAGGGTGGGGCGCAGACCTTCGGTTTGGCTGATTCCCACTCTGTAAACCTTCTAAAGTATGCCCACTCACGCAACATCGAAACTGGCTTAAGCGATGTTCAACTGAGAAACATGAGCATTGCGTTTACCGTGGCGCACGGACGCTCAATGTCAATTGCCCATGAGTGTACCATTTCTGGTGTTAGTGGGACGTACACTTGTCCGTAGTCTACCTGTTATTGTAACGCTTGCTATCGTTACAAGTTGGTGGTACGGACTCAAAGGACTCCAGCCCGTAAGAGATGTCAGGGCCGTCGTCTTCGTGATGGTGGCCCTGGGGGGTTGGATGGCATGGAAGGCATGGCTCTGTAACCGATGGTTCGCCGCATGTATCATCTGGTTTTCGGGGGTGGCTCTCTGGAGGGTATTTTCGGGCCAAGCCCATTATGCGGAAGTCACGATTCCTTTCTTGTTTCTGTGGTCTGCGGTAGCTCTTGGGTTATGGGCTTGTGAGGCCCGAAGCGGTAAATGGATTAGTTGGCTTGGATGGGTGTTAATGGCGGCTTACGGCTCTTCGATACTAATCGGATACCTATGGAAGCCTTGGCCCCACACACCCCTTCAGTCTGACTTTCCTCACATTGGGTTGGCAGATAATCAGTCAAACGTAGGATATATCCTTGCGTGGGCCATTGCTGCTGCTGCGCCGTTTGCATTTCCAGCCCTGCTTGCCCTGCCATTTCTCGGCCTAACCTTCCCGGTGGTCGCCGCTCTCTGTGGATACCTGGTTTATTGGAGATGGTGGACGCTCGTTCTCATGGCCGTCGCAATGGCAACGGTAATTTACATTGACCCACCGCAGATATATGGATGGAAACAAGCAAAGGGTTATCAGGTTGAGGTTCGAGTACCAACCACCCAAGACTGGATTAGGGTACAGGTTTGGAAAAGGAGCATAGAGTTGGGAATGAAAAAGTGGGTAGCCGGGCATGGGTTCGGGGCGTATTTCAGGTTGAGTCCTCGGATGTGGCCTCCGGGCAATCCTATCACCTATACCGAGCAGTGGCGCTCACCTAACAATACCCTTGTGCTGATGTTCTTCAACGGGGGGCTGGTGGGGCTGATTGCGTTTATGGGGGGCATCTGCTCCCTTGCGATAAGGACATGGAAGAGCAGGGCGAGGCCCGATGTGGGGCGGTTAATTCCTGTTTTTGTGACTCTGTTGGTGATGGGGATGGTCTACGAAATCACAACGATGCCCAGCCTTGCGGCATTGGCCGTCTTGACGATTGGGAGCCTAGAAGGAGCGTTAAATGGACGAGCTACATGAAAGAAGCCTAGTGCTTGATAGGCGGGAGGAATCCCTGAAAGAGCAAGAGGGTGCTTGTCGTGCCCGTTCTAAGTGGCTCGATGGGAGAGAAAACACCCTCGATAAGTTAGCGATGGGCCAAGCTGACATCGCAAGGGAAAATGAGGCCCAACGTAATAAAGCAATGCAAGAACTTGCATTTTCCGGGAACAAGGTCGCAGAAGCAAGATTGAAGGAAACTGCCGCTGCTGAGGCGATAGATGCGCTTTCTAGCGAGAGGGGTGAAATGGAGACTAAGATAAAAGGGCTTGAAAACAAAGTTGTGAAGTTAGAAGCCCAGGTTGAGGACTTGCAGGCCAAGTACGACAAAGAACGAGCCAAGCGTAGCGAGACATCTGAATTGCTTAGAGAGGCGATAGCTGGATAAATGGCACGCGGTAGGTCACAAACGCCCTTTAGTGCGGCCACGCAGTCAGACCAGCGAGTGACAGCATTTGAAGGGCCAATATCGGATGCTTTCGGGCGGCTGAGAACGTCAACGCCCCAGACCATATTTGACTCTAAGCAGATTAATGACAATGCCCCTCTCTCTTGGGACGATGCAGAGGTTTCAGGTGGAGGGACAGGCAGCACTTACAATGCGAACCAAGCCTCTACGACCATTACTGTTGGTGCCGAGGCTGGTGTAAGAACTCGTCAGACCAAGATGCGTTTTAATTATCAGCCCGGAAAAAGCCAAATGATTTGTGTGACAGGCATATTGGGCGTTGGGGCTTCGGGGATAACCCAGCGAATTGGATATGGTGATGATGATAATGGTCTTTTTTTTGAGACCATAGATGGAATATTTCAAGTCAACAGGCGCACAAAGACTTCCGGTTCCGCCGTCAACAATAGAACAATCCAGTCTAATTTTAACATAGATACGATGGACGGAACTGGGCCGAGTCGAATTACAATCGACCTGTCTAAAACGCAAATATTCTGGATAGACTTTGAATGGCTTTCTGTCGGGCGGGTTCGATTCGGATTCGTCATTGAAGGCAAACTAATATATTTTCATGAATTTAATCATGCCAATGACCTCATAGTTGCATATATGTCCACACCCAACCTTCCGCTTCGTTACGAGATTGAGAACGATGGTACGGGGGGGGCGGCGGAATTAACTCATATTTGCACTACCGTTATAAGTGAAGGCGGGGCAGAGGAACTTGGTATTCTACAATACGAGAGCACTACTTCTAATAGGGCTGGCTCAGTAGTCCACATAAACGCCAACTCAGTTGATGTAGTCTATGCACTTGTTGGGATAAAACTGAAGGCTGGTTTTAAAGATGTAACCGTAAAATTGGCATCAATGTCGGTCTTAGCTGAAACCAATGATGATTTTGAATGGATTGTTTTACTAAACCCGACAATAGCGGGAACATTTACATACGCTGACAAGACGAATTCTGCAATTCAAACTGCAATTGGAGACGGCGTTGGCGACCCTTCTGCAAACAACATAACCGGGCTTGGGACGGTTATGGCTGCGGGTTTTGCTAATTCCACAGGTGGCGCTGGGGGTGGTGGGGCCATAACAAACCCGCTAGGAAGTGCTCTTAATTTGGGTTCTAAAATAGATGGCACTCAAGATGCAATAGTTTTGGCCGTTAGGTCACTTGGCGCAAACGCTAACGTCCACGGTGGACTGTCTTGGAGAGAATTGTCTTGAAGGAGAGGCCCATGAAGATTAAGAGAGTCGTTATCTTGACGATAGCGGCCCTGCTATTCACCACGACAGCATGGGCCGCTCAATACCAGCTCAAATCAGAAACATTACCAGTCGTCGGCTCTACCGCTGTGCGCATTACATCAACGGTGAACACATGGGCAACGTCGGTACTCTTCCAACCGCACATATCTCACCCCTCGGCCATCATGCGAATAGGCGATTCGGGCGTGACGACGACCCACGGCATACGCATCGTCCATTCCCAAAGCCTTGCTATGGATGCTCCTAGCTTCTCTGGCGGGACATCCGATGTCTATGACCTCTTCAACTTCTGGGCCATCTGCGGCTCGGAGGCCGGGGCTGACTTCTCTACGATTGCCAATAGTTGCTCGTTGACTTTTACGTTTCCCGTCCAAGAATAGGGGGTCGATATGTTTAAGAAATATACGCCTCCCATACTACTTGCCTTGGCCCTCGTACTTGGGGGCTTTGGCTCGGGTTATGCCGTCTCATTTGACCTATTCGGGGATGAGGTGAACCTGTCGGGCGAGCAGATTATAACGGGCGAGAAGGCCTTTGCGGCAAGCCCGACCTTAAATGATAACGTAAGCCTTAAACTTGGCACCGACGGCGATTGTACCCTTGAGTATGACGGTGCCGACGCGGTGTTTACCTGTACGACTTCGACCAGTGGGATAAGCTTCGACCTCGCCGACACGAGCGGCACGTTAATCTTTGACAATAAAGGCGGTACCGGCGTTACAATGATAGCGTCAGGAATACTAGACTTTCACCCCGCAAACTTAACATTCTTTGGGGCGAACGTTGTTAGCGGTCTTGAACAAGTTGCTTTTGGAAACGCGGCAACCCCGCCGACCTCCTTAGGGATAGATACATTTTCAATTTGGGGTGAAGATGCAAGCGGTGCCGGGTCTGCTGGTATGCACATCATGGATGAGGGTGAAAGCATTACAAAGATTGCACATGGTTCAATCGTATCAGAACTAGATGGTGGCCCAGGCCCAGGCGTGGAAATAAAGCGTGGAGCTACGGACTCAGACATAACCTATATAGCCCTTAGGAATGCCGATGGGACACTTGTTTACATATATCCCAACCCGACGGGCCTGGGTGTTCATGCTTCGACTGCCAAGCCGTAGGATTAATTAATGGCTAATGTCAATCTAACCAATTTTGCTGAACAGGAAGAATTACTTAACGTGAGACCATTGGTTCCCGAGCTTTATATAGCTGACCATTGTTGGGGAGATTTTGAAGTCTCTGGCTATGTCCACACCTCTATCTCCAAGATTAAGGCGAGGTTGCTCATGTTTAAATTATCCCAGATTTCGGCCATAAAATCAAGGCCCTTATTCACGCTAGCGATTGCCTTGGTTCTCGTACTTGGCGGGTGGGGGTCTAGTGGTGGTGCCTCGTTTGAACTTTTCGGAAGCGAGGTAACGCTTTCTGGCAGTCAGACTATCACGGGCGAGAAGACTTATGAGGCCGACCAGAATTTCGCTGATAATGTAAATATCAACTTAGGCGCCGATAGCGATTGTACGTTTGGCTTCGATGGCACCGACCTGGTGCTGACCTGTACGACCACAGGCAGCAGGGTAATCTTCGACCTCGCTAATGCGAGCAATAACCTAATCTTTGATAATGCGGGTGCCTCTGGCGTTGGAATTAGTTCCGCTGGTGCCTTGAACCTGGTTGGCGACGGAATAACACTTTATAGTGCAGGTGCGGCTACGGGTGGTAGTAGATATGTTGCAATTCTGAATAATACCGCCACCATTACCGCCGTCAGTGCCAATTCAGTTGCTTTTTGGGCCGAGGATATTGGAGCGTCTTCGTCGTTTCATATCATCGACGAAGCGGGCGATATTTACAAATTTGGGTCTAGTGCCTTCAGCGTCCCAAACACCATCGTCGCCCACGCCGCCAGCATTACCGAAAACTGGTCTACGCAGGCGGGAGGAACTACCTCAAGCGAGATAGACCGAGGAACCTCAGACACAGATATAACCTATATAGCCCTTAGGAATGCCGACGGGACACTTGTTTACATATATCCCAATCCGTCTGGCGAGGGTGTTCACGCTTCGACTGCCAAGCCGTAGGGGAATAGCAAGTGCCTAGTTTAGATACGTTTGTTGACATCTATACGCAGGCTGGACTGCTCTTAGTTCAAGACATAACTGACACGGATATCCTGAACACCTTACAACAGGGTGTCAATATGTCGTATGACCAACTTGCAAAATCATACAGATTTTGGTGGCTTCAGAAGGAAGCCTCTGTTGACCTGAAGCCTAAATATGAAACGGGGAATATTCTAACAACCACTCAGGACGGGACTACCATAGTTGGAACGGGCACTAGTTGGTCTGGAAACGTTGCGGCTGGCGACAAGATACTTATTGCTGGCGACCAGGAGACATATCCCATCCAGTCGGTTGATAGCGATACGGGCATTACCCTAGGCACAGCTTCGGATGCTGTGGCCTATAAAGGGTCAACAATATCAAGCGCGACAGCCTACAAGATTTTCAGGGATGTTTACGCCCTCCCTTCGGACTTCCTTGACATGCTGAGGCCGCACATTGCGTTTGGGCGTCTTATGATAAAGCCCGTCGGCCTTAATCGCATGAGGTTTTTGCAGGAGCTTAACTTTAGCGGCGAAGGCCCGCCTCAGCATTACACAATAGTTTCGGACGAAACTAGCAACCCGCCCGCGCAAGAATTGATGGTCGAGCCATTTCCCGACCAGAGATACACCCCCTACTTTGACTATGTGCGGCAGGTAACGCCGTTATCCGCCACCTCCGATGTTCCTCTTACTCCAAGGGAGTTCAGGGACATCCATGTTTACGAAGCGGCGGCGGACTTTGCACAGTTCAGAGCCAACGACCCTGAGCGTGGCGATAGGTTCAGGGCGATAGCCGAGGCCAGAAAGCTCGTTATGATGCAACACCAGAAGTCCAAGGAAACAGAGGATAGGCCCGTGATTAGACCCGACCTATCCGCATACAGGCGTGTGAGCGTAGGCGCTAAAAGGTTCGACCCCAACTTTTCTCGCAATTTTGGGTAATGGGAAATAAGTGGTGTGGCTAAAGAGATTCATCGGTCTATTTCTTGTCTTGTTGCTGGCTGGCCCCGCACACGGGCTGTCCAGATACCAAACGTTTACTTACTTGAACAAAGTCGGGGGGTTGGATACGAAGTCCAGCACCCTCGCCATAAAAGAGCAGAACCTAGCTCTTGCCAAGAATATAGACCTCACCACGCTTGGAGCGAGGTCAAAACGTCGCGGCTCGACAAAGCACAATTCAACTCAGATAGTGGGATTGCCTGTCATAACTGGATTGTTCGAGTGGGAACGCGCGAACGGGACCAGACAATTCTTTGCCGCCACAGAAACAGGCATCATATACAAAGACAATGGTGGCGTATGGGAGGCGCAGCTAACAGGACTCACCACGGGCGAGGAGCATTTATACAGCTTCGCAAATTGGCGAGGGGACAGAGTAATAGCTTGCAATGGCCCCGATACAGCCAGAGACTCAACCGATGGAAGCTCATGGAACGTACTGACTACAACCCCTTCGACTTGCAAGCTCGTAACGGTTCATCGTCGGCGGTTGTGGATAGTTGCGAACAACTCAGGCGTAATAAATCACTCAGTTCTGAACGACGAAACCGACTTTACCGGGGGCGGAAGCGGCAGCTTTGCCGTAGGCTCTCCCGAGGGCGGAATCATAACCGCCATAGCTTCGTTCAGGGGCGTGCTGGTCATATTCAAGGAGCGGAGCATACACCTTCTCAGGGGCTCGTCCCCGACTTCAACAGACCCGGCTCCATTCTTGCTAGAGCCGTTGGACATAGGTACGGGTGCAGCGGCCTCAAGAAGCATAGCGACGGTTTTAGGCCCAGAAGGGTCAGACCTGTTTTTCGCATCAAGGGACGGTGTGGCCCGCCTGTCAGCTACGCAGACCTTCGGGGACTTCCGGCCATCTCTGGTTTCGGACATCATAGAGGGTACATGGAACGCATTAAACAAGTCAAAGCTCTCACAAGCGTCTGCGGTGTTCTATGCCAGCAAGTCACAATACTGGCTGGCGGTTCCGGGTTCTGGAAACACCCACAATACCCAGATATTGAAATACGATTCGCTCTCAAGGGGTTGGACGCTTGCCGACGTACACGCTCACACGCTTGCGTTGAGGCGCGACCCTGCCAGCGAGGACTTGCAGGTCTACTCAGGCAACTACACCGGCACGGTGTTCAAACAGGACGCTGGCACTTTCAGCGACGCAGGGGTGGGATATTCGGGAGAGTTCAGGACGGCGTGGCTAGACTTTGGGGTGCCCGAAAAGGTAAAAAACTATGGGCCGACGTTTCGGGTCTTTATTCAACCGACGGGCACATTCGACCTCAACGCAAGCTATACCATTATGACCGACAAGGGCATTGGAACTTCAAAGAGCATAAGTCTAACTACTGCTGGAAGCTGTGTTACGCTCGGTTCGTTCATACTTGGCACATCCAAATTATGCGCCACGGACGAGATAGCCATAGAGCAGGGCCAGTTGGCGGGCGAGGGGCGATTTATCCAGTTTCGATTTTCCAATAGCGCAGCAGACGAACAGTTCAAGGTCTTCGGATTTACTATGCAATATAGGACGACAGACTGATGGGCAGAATACTTCTAAGTCTTTTTCTCATAATTCTTTTTGCCTCTCCTTCGTGGGCCGTTACCTGTTCCACCTCTTGGGCGAGGGTCAAGGACTGGGCCTCTGCCGAGGTGTTGACTGAACCCGACCTTGAGGCCGAGCATGACAATACAAACACCCTTGGGAGCAATTGCGGTTCGGTTTTAGGCACCCACGACCACGACAATGCGGGCACGGATAAACTCAACGCCCATGCCTCCGTTGTCGCCCTATCTATTAACGCTGGGCTTATAAATACTGAGGCTGCCACATCTCACCAGGCGTTGGTGGCCCAGGGAGATGGAACCGCAGGTTGGGTAACGGCGGTTATTACAAGCGGTGAGTCGCAGGGCGATGTGCTTTATTTCGACGGGAGCGTATGGGCAAAGTTGGTAGCGGGCACAGATGGGTTGTTTTTGAAGACGCAGGGAGCAAGCGCGAATCCTACATGGGCCGCTGCTGCGGTTTCAGCCGCCCACGCAAGCAAGATATGGGACGCTGATGTAAATACTCTTGTCGAGGTCGAGCAGGCGGCAGACCAGGATGTTATTCGATTTACAGTTGACGGCACAGAGAAAATGCTTATCGACTCCACCGGCGTCAGCTTTGCTAAGGGTGATGTAGCAGTCAAGGGGTGGGTGAAGTTTGATGGCACAACCCCGGCCAATATTTTAGATTCGTTCAATGTTACAAGCGTGACCTATGTCGCCACAGGACGGTATCAAGTTATATGGGACACAGACTTTGCTGATGCTAATTATGTTGTTGTCTGTACCTCTCAGTCGGGGGGGGCTGACCCCGGCAATGCCGATTTTTGTCATATAGAGCCTGGCGGCCAAGCGGCTGGCTCGGTAGACCTAAGCAATATAGATGGTGGCGGCGCCGGCGCTGTTGATGCCACCTTTGTTCATGTTATTGCTTTTGGGAATCAATAGATGTGGAAACGATTAGCGTTAGTTCTATTGTTGTTGGCCTTGCCCGCTTCGGCACAAGCGGCTACCTGTTCGACTTCGTGGGACGTGGCAAAGACATGGGCAAACGCAGAGGTTCTTACTCACACAGACCTGAACGCGGAGTTCAACAACACGAACACGCTGGGGGCGAATTGCGCTTCGGTGATGTCCGACCACAAGCACACGGGAACCCGTACCACGCAGATGGACGCGCACGCCTCTTTAACGGCCACGTCAATTCACGCAAGCCTCATAGTGACCGACACGGCGGCACACGGGCTTTCGCTGGTGGTCCAGGGAGACGGGACAGCCGACTGGTCTGCGGCCACAAAGGACAAGGTTTCCATAGCCTTCATTATAGATGGTGGCACGACGGTCATAACACCGGGGGTCAAGGGCTTCCTGGAGGTTCCGTTCGACTGCAACATAGACCAATTTACGGTGATGGCAAACCAGTCGGGCACCTTGGTTACGGATATCTTCAAGGACGCCTTTGCCAACTTCCCCCCGACGGTTGCAGACAGCATCGTGGGGAACAATGGACCGGCGTTGGTAAGCCAACAGAGCCATCAGGACTCGGTGTTGAGCGACTGGACTACGGGTATATCGGCGGGAGACATAGTGGGATTTAACGTGGACAGCATCTTGAACGTACATAGGGCGACCATATCTCTGAGGTGTGCTAGATGATAAGGCGGCTTACATATATTCTCCTTGCGGCCCTATTCCTTCTCCCGATGGGAGGGGTTTCTGATGCCACTACTGGGCCGATTATTCAGCGATTTGAGAATGGTCACACAGAATACCTGGGCGGGAGACTGCGTAGGACCGTCTTATCGGTGTCCCCAGTCAACTATCAGCGTCAAAATGGTGCCTGGACACCTATAACCAATCAAATTGGCGATACGGGCGTTCCAGGGATGGGTAAGGGCATAGATGAGTTTATTCAGTTCCGAATAGCCGAGATACTTGCTGGACAATCCCCCGTTCTCCACATAGGTCGGGGCGCAACCCATATCAAGGTCGCCGTCCTTGGAACCAATACCCCCACGCCCGGAGTTGTGAACGGCCAATCAATCCGCTTTAACGGAGCGTGGAACGGTGCAGACCTTGAATATGTCGTCGCCGGACACTTTATAAAGGAGAACATCTACCTCAAGACGGGACACCCTGCCAGCTTCGCTTTCCGCATTGACTCCCACCAGGGTTTCGACCCCCAGACTCTCACCTTTGGCAAGTTCACAATCCAGCCGCCCATATTGCAGAAAGCTGGCGAGGTGCCCGTCCGACTAAGTTGGGTGGTCACACAGCAAGGCGGAAAGACTACTCTCACAGTCAATCTTCCTGTTGGGAACTGGACTGGATGGATTCTTGACCCCACGACTATCTTTCAGCCCGACTCGGCTGGACTCGATACATATTTGCCCTCAAACGAGGCGGACACCAACAAGGGGGCCGTTCCAACTCTCCAAGTGGGCGACCACCGTGGCGCAGGAAGTGCCATATACCGAGCGCTTATCGAGTTTGATGTTAGCAGCATTTCAGCCAGCGATACCGTTACGAGCGCCATTTTATCTCTTTACGAAGAAGGTGCTGGCGCTGATGGCACGGGAGAACCGTGGGCACACGAACTTAGGCTGGTCTTGGTTGATTGGGTGGAGGCCCAAGCAACATACAACATTTATTCAACTGGCAACAACTGGACGACGGCGGGGGCCGGAAGTGACGGAAATGACCGCTCTGCAACAATCAGCGCAACGGTTGACTTAGACAGCACGGCTGCTAATGCCTTCATTGATTGGGGTTCTACGGCCCAACTCGTAAGTGACGTACAGAACTTCGTTGACGGCGGGCTTTCCAACTTTGGATGGCTATTGAAAGCATCGGCGGCTGAGAACGCGGGCGCTGCGGAAAGAGGTAGCATATTTTCCTCATCCGACACTGCCACCGCTAGCCAGCGGCCCAAGCTGGTCGTGATTCATGCGGTTGCTGCCGCCGATGGCTTCCCGCACTCTTACGGGACGATTATAGGGAACTGAGATGGCACTACTCTGGCGATTAAAAGCTTAGGGAGTTAATTGAAATGGTTATGGTAGGAGAAAAAATCATCGTGGTTCCTACGGGAATGGAAGACCTTCCTCGCCTATTTGAGATGCGGAGCCTCCCAAGTATAATTGGCTACATGGATGACGAACTTGACTTTGCTGGTCGGGCAGAAACAATGGGAACGGACCCGTTTCTTTTGTACCAACAGCACACCGTCCAGCAAATGCTTAACGGCCATTGGTATTTCAGTTTGTGGCTAAAATCGCCCGTAACGCTCGTAGGAACCTTTTACTCGACTCAAATATTCTCGGACGGAACGATAGTTCCTACCATACTAATAGACCGTAAGTATTGGGGCAAGGGCATTGCCGAAGATGCTGGCAACGTCATGTTCAAGTGGGCGTTTCAGGACAAATTGAGGCATGGACTCGACGGTTACAAAATGGTTTTAACATATATAAACAATCGAAATACGAGAGCTAAAGCATATGCGAAATCAATGGGGCTGAAAGAGTATGGAATTCATCCTCGCCCCGAAGAGGACAGGGTTCAGGTGATGTATGCGATTAGCAAGCCTGAGTGGCTTGCGCTAAGGCAAAGCCAGAACGATAAGCCCGCCAAGAAGAAGCGGGGCAGGCCGAAGAAGGAGGAGGTGGAAGCGTAATGGGCGGCTCCAGTAGTAGACGGACGGGTTCGGAGACAATAACACAACCCGTAAGCCAAACTTTCAACCTCTCACCTGAGCAGAGGCAGTTACTTGGGCAGGAGGTACAGCTAAGGCAGTCATTCTTGGGCAGATTTCAGGAACCGACCTTTGGCTTGATTGGACAGGCTATTGGTGGAATTCCACAGGGGGGGTTTGCCGTTCCTCAAGGATTGCCTACCGGACAAGTTGCTCAACAGGCGGTTGCTGGTCAATTTGCACCAACACAGTTTACCACGGCCCAGAGGCAGGCGACCATCGGGGCCGCTCAAGCCGCCTCACAGCCAGCGATAGATGCCATCACTCGTACAGTAAGGGAAACACAGGCGGGCAGGGGCTTGCTAGATAGCAGCCAGACAGGGATAGAGCTTGGCAGGGCATTGGCCCCACAGAGCGCCCAGTTAGCCTCAATAGGCGGTCAGGCTGGGGCCAGAGAGTTCGACGTAGCCAGAGAGCAACTATTCCAAAGGGCGGGCCTCGAAGAGCAGCTTAGATTACAGCAGCAGCAGCAACAGCAGTTGCAGTTCCAGAACGCCTTGCAGTTGCTAGGGATACCCTTGGGCGTACTTGGTGGCGGCCCTGGCACTTTAGGGGCCACGGCTGGCTTGACGGGCGCAACGCAGGGCGGCGGGTCACAGAGAACTCAAACATCCGGTAGGCAGCCTGGACAGGGATTGTTTAAGTGAGCGGCCTAGAGGTTTTGCTTGGGGCACCAGCGGCGGCTACTGCTGCCGCGCCTACTGCGGCGGGAGCAAGTAGTTCAGCACTTGCTGCTTCGCTTTCTGCCGCCCCTGCGACTCCGGGGTTTTTGGGCACCGCCGGAATTACTGCTGGCGCTGGTGCGGCCCCGACGATTGGAAGCATTGGCGCTACCGCAGGGCTTGGCCTTGAGGGAATAAGCGCAGGGCAGACGTTGGGTATATTCGGTGGCCCAAGTCCCGCAGGCGGGGGGGGGGTGCCACAGCTTCAGTCACCCCAATTCCCAAGTCCAGCGGGTGCGTTATTGCCCCTTGGGGTTGGGCCGCAACTGTTCGGCCAAGCATCGCAGGCCGCTGGCCGAATATCGGATGAAAGACAGAGCTTCATTGACCAGTTTCTTAGGGGCTTCTAATGGGTGGGTTGCTTGAAGCGGTAGGTGGCACGGGCACAGGCCAAGCTATAGCCGGTCAGCCGGGTGCCAGAAGACTGGGGGAGAACTTCTTTACCGGCCCCGGCGGTAGCCTGTTTACGAGCGACCTGTTTCAGATAGCTGGCCTTGCCGCCAGCATAGCGGACACTAGGGCCGCACCCGTGTTTACGGGCTTTGCCAAGAATGCAAGAGAGAACCTAAAATTACAGCGGGAAATAGCGTCCGAAAAAGCTCTCACAAAAGCCCTTGCAGAGCTTGACCAATTCAAGTCTGGCCAGGGGAGTGGCACGCCTGCGGGTGGAACCGCAGCGACACCACGGCCAGCAACGCCACCGACCCTATCACAGCAGTTTACCGCCCCTGGGGTGTTCGGCCAGCCTGGAACCACACCAGCACTTCCCCCGCCAACCCCAAGGCCGCTATTGCCAGAAGAGATTGCGCTTGCTGAACAGCAGGGACTTACGGGATTAAGCACGGCGGTAGGGTTAGCGACAAGGAAGCCTACGATAATTCTATCGTCACGGAAAGATTTAATAAAAGCCGCAAAAGAGGCTCGGGAAGCAAGAACGGTTGAAGACAAAGAAAGGAAACGGGAAATTGCGGTGCTTGGCATAGATAGTCTTATAGATGGTCGATTGGAGGACGGAAAATCGTCAGACCAAATTACTGGCGAAGTGGCTAGCATTCTTCGCTCGGCTGGTTTTAAGCCTACAGAGGTTAGAAGCTCAGTTCAAACTGTTAGGGATTCAATAAAGTTGAGAATAGTGGCTGAAGAGGAAAAAATAAAAGCAAGGGCTAAATTAGAAGCCCAAGCCGAAGCTGGACCAGCAGCCATAGAGGCTACCGAAAGGCGTCTTAGAGAACTTGGGTTGTCCACACCAGCACCAGGGGGTCCAATACCCGCCCAGGGGGCCATACAGGCTCCGCTAGCCCCTGCTGTGCCTATTAGGCGACGAGTGGGGATAACAAGGGGCAATATTCGCATATTCGATGACCCGGTTGATGTTGCTGCGGCCAAAAAGTTAAGGGTGCTAAACATAGAGGAATTTGAAGCAAGGCAGGATGCGGAGCAAATATTTAAGGATACCCAAGCATTGCCGCCAAAATCCGTTGCGAGAAACCTATGGGTTCAGGGTCGGCACGAACAATTAAAGTTGTCCACCGCAGAACAAACAAAGGCAGACAAGACGTTTGACGCTGCCGCATTGTCCCAAGACGTGCTAGAGATTTTTGATGCCAAGTTTACAGGTATAGAAGGAACCTTCTTGGCAGTCGCAAGCTCAAGGGCGGGTCAGATATTTAGGAACCTCGGGGTAGACCCTAATGATATTCGAGATTTTGCTACCTACAGAAACGCCCTTGATGCCGTAGTGGCCCCCGTAAGAAATCAGCTTTTTGGTGCTGCCCTTACTGAGACAGAAGTGAAAAGGTCGGTGAACTTTCTCAAAGACTCCATTGCACAACTACAGTCAGACCCCAAGGCTGCTGCTGCATCGCTACAAAGATTCTATGAAATCGTTGCAAGCAAGGGCAATCGGTTCTTTACCAGGTTGAACAAAACCAAGTTCTTTGCGAGAGAGCATATCCCTACCTTGGATGAATATTTTTCCAGTAAGTCGGATACAGAAATCGCAGGGTTCATGTCTAGGGGGCTGATTACCCCGGAACGAGCAAGGAGAATTAGGCGATTAGGGATGGGAAGATAATGGCTGGCGAGCTTACAGATAAAGAGTTTGAGGCGCTATTAAAAGAGACAACTGAAGGCCCTTTTCTGACGCTTGGTGAACGCAGAAGAGCTGATGAGGCTGCTTTTCTTAGAAGGTCATTAATCGAAGGGTTGCCTATTGTTTCTCCAGGCGGGGCCGAATTGGGGGTAGAACCTGTACCATTGCCCCCGCTTCCCCGATTACCCATTGCTACGCTTGGGGGGGCCATAGCGGGGGAGGAAATAGGCATATTGGCGGGAACTGGTGTGGGTGCCGCCCTTGCTCCAGCCTTTCCCCCTGCTGCTTTTCTTGGCCCCGTAATTGGCGGGGGATTAGGCGCTGCGTTCGGGGGGTTTGTTGGAAAGCTGGCACAAGACACAGCGGAGCAAATTTCAGGCGCCCCCGAAAAGCCCCTTGGTAAACAACTAAGAGAAGCCGCAGAAGAGGCAAGGATTCAGGGAGCCATTGGTGCTGGTGGTGTTGCAATAGGACGAACACTTAGGGGTGGCCTTCTTTCGAGAAAGCTAGAGGAGGGCGCTGAGGAATTTGATGTCTTGCTTCGTAAATTTGGTGGCGCAGATGCACCCGCAGAAACTATAGCGAAAAAGACCCAAGCTCGATTGCCCGATATTGCAGAGGGTGTGGCAGATGGGGCATTTTTCTCTGGCAACCAATTCATCAGGCATGAGAACAAAATAAATAAAGTCATAGATGATATGGTTGAAAGCTTAAGAGGAACAGCCCCTGATGAAGCCGGAGTTGTTTTGATAGATGCCCTTGAGGGTGGTGAGTCTTTGCTGGCATCCGCATCTCAAAAATCTTACGAGGCAACGGATAGGATTCTTGGCGTAGGCGTAGAGGAACTAAAGATTATAAAACAAGTAGAAATAGGGTTGTTCGGGCCAACGGGACAGATGTTGACAAGAGAGCAAGCTGAGACAGTTTTTAAGGCTGTTGGTGCAAAGGTCAATCTACGCCCCGTCAGAATAGAGGCAGAGAAACTATTTGCCAGCATTGCAGAAGTGGAGGGGTTCGCCGCAGAAGCAGAAATACTTGCAAGAATAATAAACCTACCTAACAATATTACCTTTGGTGCCGCTCAGAGATTAAGGTCGGGCTTACTTAAACAAACGAGGGATGCGGTTGAGTCAGGCGTAAGACAGAGAATAGAGGGAATCCTGACGGGCGGAATAGATGAGGCAATGGAAGTTGCCGCGAGGACAGCCGACCCTTCGGGCGAAGCATTAAAGTTTTGGCGCAATGCCAACGCATTGTGGAAGATGAAGGCAGAGAAATTTAATAGTCCTTTTATTAAAGCCCTCCGGAGAAGAGAATTTCCCGACGAAGTATATGCTTCTATAATTCGGGGCGCTGGTGGCCCATCAAGAGTTAAGGAGATAATGAGATTAGTCGGCCCCGAAGCGGGTGGAGTTTTTCAGAGAGCATATACAGAACAGCTTTTTAGCAAAGCGTTCTCTCCGGCCCTAAACCAAGCATCTGGAAAGAGTCTGCTATCGTCACTCACCAAGGGCACAGAGGGAAGGCTCAGCCAAGAAATTCTAACGTCCGAACAAATGAAGGGGATGAAAACAATTGCGAGGGGCCTTATAAATAGACAGAAGAAGATTGTTTCGCCGGGCAGGTTTGCAATTATGCTCCTTCAGGTTGGAGCCATTACGGGGGCCGCTACTGCTGTCGCGGTTGGGAAGGGAGAAGGCGTTGCCTTCGGAGTGGGTGGTGCATTGTTGATTGGGCCGAATATCTTGGCGAGAATTACAACCAACTCCCGAATTGCACGATTCATTGTTTTTGGAATGACGGAACCAATTGGAACCAGAGCAGGGATAACTGCCGCCACCAGAGTATTTCTAGCAGCAAAAAAGGCACAGAAAGAAATACAAAGAGAAGGGCGACCCAGGGAACCAGTTGTCCCCCTACAGGGGCCATTGGCACCAATAGGGCCTCAAGCACCTATCTCCCCTGGCCCAAGTCTCCCACAACCACAGTCGACCACCCCCACAGCCGTCTTCGGGGTTAGAGGCTAATGGACGAGATAAATGTTGTCTTGACGAGGATAGAGCAGAGCCAAGAGTCCATGAGCAAAAGATTAAATGATATGTCTGGGACTACGCGCACTACGGCAGATACGGTAATAAGACATTCGGAAATGTTAAAGGAATTAAACAAAGTCAGGGAAAGAGAAGATAAACGAGACGAGAAAATACAGGAACATGGAGAAGCGTTAAGCAGCGTCAAGGCAACGGTGGCAACCCAGCGCAATCTGATTATAGGAATCTTTCTATCGCTTGGGTCGATGGCGACCTGGATAGTAAGAAAGGCGTTTACCGAATAATGAGTGTAGACGATGAGAGCCTTCGGAAAGTGTGTGGTCATAGAAGGTCTAGGCGCGAATCACGGCGGGCCGATAGGCGACCTTCTGGTTTTGCTGTGGTTTTGCGAACACGCCATTTTTCATGCGGGGATGACCCCTATGGAACCACCCAGGCCCGTGGCTTCCAAGCTACCGCCGCCGAAGGATGGCTGGACCATCACACAGACTATGGAGGAATCCACGGCTTCAGTCCATGCTTTTCCTTCGCAGGGGTATGTAAGGGTGACGATGGATAGCTGCAAGGACTTTGACGAGAAGGCACTTGAGAAGCTGTTTAAGGAGACATTTGCGTTGGAGACGGTGCAGACGCACCCGCCTATTATTACAGGGTTTAGAGAGGAATCATGACCGTCTCATACCCTATGACCCCTAGCGAGTTTCACGCGAGGTGTTTTTCCCTTGCGATGATATATCCCTATTCCGTACATGGTGGCGGTCGCACCAAAAAATACAATAAGGAGGTCGGGGGTAAGGATGATAGTTGGCACATTCAATGGCTTGCTAAGGATTGCATCTTGGATGACTTTAGAGACGGCCCTGCTCTAAAAAAACGTGCGGCCCGGATGGGCTTAGAGGTCACGCTGAAGAGCAAGGGCAACTTCCATATCGAGCCGAGGGGATGAGAGATGAAGAATCAGATGAGTGAGATAAAGACCTTCAGGGTCATAGCCCGGTGCGAGAAGTGCGACAACGTTCAGGGGCTTCTTGTGGGGGCTAATGATGAGCTTGATGCCGCCAAGCTAACCTCTGGGGCGATATGTCGCATTTGCGGACCTCCGGCATGGGAGGTCGTGGATATTGAGGAGATGAAGAATCAGGGGTGTTATCAACCTCTAGCGGAGGGGTTTCCGTTGGATGGCAACCCTCGCTGGAACTGAGGAGGGCAGGTGAAATTTCTCTCGTATGTACGAGTCGCAAGGGCACTCGTAGGAATAAGAAAGAAAATCATCACCGCGTTAAAAAAGGAGGAAGGTACAATGGGAAACAAGTGGTTTGTTAAATCCAAAACGATTATCGGGATATTCCTGTCGATTCTGCCGACGATACTCCCGGCTTTCGGCGTGTCCTTCGGTGCTGACGACGTTCAGCTCGTTAACGGGTTTGTGGATGCGCTCATTCAGCTTGCGGGTGTATCGCTGGCCGTCTACGGTCGGTTCGTTGCCACGCAGCCTATTACCGTTAAGCCGTGAAGAACGCCTGCGAGAAGGCTATTGATTTTCGCAATACCAAGACGTATCGGGATTACCACATGTATAAGGAATGGTTCGAGCGGAAGCATCCGTATCAGCCAAAGAAGGAGTTCTATGATGGGCGGTAGCGCATCACCACACGGTTATTGGAAAGGCCCCATCTGATGGGCGGTTGGGACGGTTTTCGATGAAAGAGATAAAGGGCTGGTTATTTATTTCAATATCTCTGTTAATTTTAGGGTGTGCCGCAGCCATGCCAAAATATGACGGTGATTCTGCTGTTCGCACGCTAACAGACAGGCCCTTGATATTCGGCCAGGTTGGGATACCGGGCACATCGGTGGAGCCTGGCACGGACCTGATTACAGCTCTCGCCAAGGCGAAAGGAACAAGGTTGACCGCCGCAGAGGGTAATAGTTTCGTTGTCTGTCCGGGCGACAAGCCCAAGAGGGTTGACGTGAGAGCCCTGAAGCGGGGCGACTGGACGCAGAACGTGACTCTAAAGGGCGGTTGCGTATTCGTCGTACCAAAGAGCATTCCGGCTACTATAAGGACGCTCTTGCCCCTCTCAGACGTTGGAACATCAACATACATACTGCTTAGCGATTAGAGGTTTCAGGTAATGGGGTTGTGGGAAAAAGTGCTGATATTTTCTTTGTGGGCAGCCATAGCAGCCAAGCCTGGAGCCCCCGACCCCACCATGCCTACTTTTTTGACCCCTCTTGAGTTCATGGTGATTTGGGTTGGGCTAGGCATTTGGGCGTTCCTTATGTTTCGATTTCCTCCTAAAAAGCGATAACCTTCAACCCCTATTTTTTTCTTAGAAAAGACTTGACACCCGCGTCCGATGGGTGTAGATTATCCATTATGAAGAGCGATAATAAAAACACCGTCGAAATGCGAATACGAGAGGTGCCCAAAGACCTTCACAAACAGTTTGCCCATATTTGTTTGGCCGAGGACAAAACCATCAGCGAAAAGGCTATTGAGGTTTTCCAAGAATACATCAATCGAAAGACGAAGGTGACAAGAAGGTGATAAAGTGAGCGAAAGAAAGACCTTCGGCCAGCAGTTGCGTGAGGCAAGGATAGCGGCTCGGTTGAGTCAGACTAATCTTGCACGCAAGGCAAGGATAAAGTCTGTTCATTTAATAAATAAATATGAAAATGACACCTCAAGACTAAGACTTGCCACAATAAAAAAACTAGAAAAGGCTCTAGATTGCAAGTTTGATATTATTCAGGCCGATATTTTTGGCGATGGTGCGAAGCTTGAACCAAGGGCCGTCTTATATAGTGGTTTGAGAGAAAAAATAAAATCATTGGGGCCAGACGAGGTTTTACAGTTCCCAGGCCATGCGGCAATTGCTCAACGAATTAGAATTGCCTTGCGGCGAGACCGAGAGATAAACCAAAACTTGCCGCAAGTAAGAGTGACTCACAAAGTCAAAGAGGGCATCGTTTGCATTAGTCCAAAAGCTATTACAATGCCCTGGGAGGGCGATAAGCTTGAGATAAAGAAGGTGTCGAGGCTGCCAATCAATACGCCCTCACTAAAAGGAATCAAATCGGACAAATATTCAGATTTGATAAATAGAATCAACTCAATGGATGATGGTGAAGTTATAACCATTAAAAGCGATGATGTGGAAAGAGCTCTTGCTTTGCGAAGCAGGGTACAAGAATATAAAAACCAAGGTAGGTTCAAGGGAAGTTTTGAAATAATAAGGAGAAAAGAAACCATTTATGTCGCCAAGGAGAAACAACCATGATAGCGGCCCGGTCTCCTGCCAAATTTCCCCACTCTGTGGTGCGCGTAATTCCTGCATATCAGGGCCGGGCCGCTTCTTTATGGGGGATGAGTGATGGAGCTTAACGTTGAGAAGGTAGAGCCGAATACAAAGGTCTTGTGGTTGAAGGAGCTTGTTGCCGATGGGGAACTTGATGGTGAAAAATTCACCGTGGTTAGGAGCATCCCTGAAAACAACCTCTTTTTCAACTTCCCCGAAGGGACGTATTTCGTGGGAATCCGAGACATCATTGAGGTAGTGCTTTCTAAAAGGGCGTTATTTATTGAGGAACCCTCCCCATGAACCCCGCCCCTGAATGCGATTGCAAGCACTGCGATGAATGGCTCTCGATGTATCTCAATCTCTTGGAGGAACATTTCCATGTCCTCACCTTGATTGAGATGGAACAGGCTACGCAGGAGCGCCTCGAACGCTTACGGGACGCACCGAGAAAGGTAAGGCTATGAAAACGCCCATAGTGGTTCTCGGTTTTTCACTCTTACTGGTGGCTTGTGGTGGCCGAGGCGTCACAAGCCTGGGAAGCAATTCCTTAATGGATGGTAAGCACATCGTCGTTACCCAAGCCAAAACAACTGGCTTCTCTGGTCCCGACGTTACCGTTCTTTGGGCTTACCTCTGTGACGACGACACGGGAACATGCACCTTTCTAGGGGATTACTCGGCTACAGCGCCGGGGCTTGTAGAGACGATGGCGGCTGGAACGCTCTCAGCCTTGATTCAGGCTGGTGGGTATATAGGTGCCGCCGCCACCTTGCGGCCCACTAGGATTAACATATCAGGTGGCGGTGCGAACGCCCAGGCCGACGCTAAGACCATTAAATAGGAATGAGGAACCTTCCCCATGAGCGTATCCACCTGTAGAGACTGCGCGACTAGGGCTCAACTTGAGAAGATTGAAAATATGGTTTTTGTTGCCCGAGGCGCACTATTAAACGATGACCTTGATAAAGCATATAGGCTTCTCGGCGAGGCGAGAGGGCTGCTGGAAACGGTCATCGCCATCCAGAAGGAGCTTTAATGAGCCAGCTTCGCCTCATTTTTATCACCATGACTGTCCTTGTGTTTATTGTGGGTTGTGAAGGCAAGTCTGAGACAATAAGGCCCCTATGGATAGAAAAAGACTTTGATTCAAAGGCTGAGGCGTTGTCAGCAATAAACGCCCTAGATAAAACCTGTTTTCTTCCTGTGGATGTTCTTGCTGATGAGAGGCTTGTTTTGCAGAGAACCAATTATATTGGCGAAAACCGTCCGGGAACGGCACGATTTGGTGGCCCCGCAATCGGAGACATAACATGGGGTTATCGTGTTCAGATTGATTATAAAACATACAAATGTCTGAAGTTTACACTGCCCTGGAACCGTTTGACCCCGGAGGATGCGGCATTATATAGGGCCCAACGGGAAAAAGTGCGTGGCCGCTTCGATAGAGCGTTGTGGCAAGGACTCCAAGTTGATTTGACCATTTCGATGGTAGTCAACCAATGAGCCACCTTCGCTTCCTCAGGCACGAACTGAATGACCGCTGGGAGAGCTTCAAGGCTCATTATCTAGTCGGCGGTTCGCCAGCAATGGACGCTTTCATTATCACAGCGTTCGGGCTTGTCCTGTTCGGGGCGGGCTATATATGGTGTTCGTGGAGTTAAAATGCAACTTTTATTAGCATCACTCGTAATTATCACCTGCGCCTTCTTTGTGGCTTGTTTAGTAAAATTGATAATGGAAAATTGGGATGAGCAATGAACTTGGGGTGTTCCAGCGCCAGATTCGAGCCTCTTGCCAATAGGCTTGAGTCCACGATTCTATCCCTTTTGGTCTTCCGGGGGGATGAAGTTGCTTAATTATGGTGGCTGGAGCATCCCCCTAATTGGTGCCGTGTTGAAGTGGGAAGGCCGGTTAAGAGCGGGGTCAAAATGCAGCGTAGTGGACACTTCGGCAAGCCCGAAGGTCAGCTGCTGAGATTTAAGCACAGACGTGTGCTAGGGACCGGTCCACGGCACCTTAATATTCCGCCAAAAGGAGATAATCATGGACATTGACAAGCTGATAGAGCAAATCAACAAGAACTTCAGGCCCCCCTTCGTCGAGGATGGTCTCGTAGAGGCTTGGAGGGGCGTCAAGGGCGATTTCTGTCTCCGCATTGGCAAGCGAGATATCCAGCTTCGGGAAAGTGGTGACTTTGTGGGGGCCGGAACTTGTCTCCTTGAAGATGACCAGGCTGCTCTCGATGCTGAGGTTGACCGAGCTAGGGGCAAATAATGGATTGTAAGGTGTGCGGAAAAGCTAGAACCCCGCCCCCACCGTTGGTTTTAGGCGATAGGGCTTGGAATGATTGGGAGCGTAAGGATATTAATTGGGAAAATGACATATGCCCATCCTGCGCCGACCCTTGCCCCTGTCCATATTGTGTAGATGAGGCAATGAACATTAAGGGGGAACAGCAATGAATGAGCAAGCATTGGTTCCTGTAGAAGCATACGACGATAAAGCGATAGGGCTTATCAAGAGGACGATTTGCAAGGACTCCTCTGACGATGAACTGTCTCTATTTATCAACGTATGCAAGCGCACGGGCCTTGACCCGTTCGCCCGCCAAATCTATGCAATCAAGAGGTGGGACGGGCGACAGAAACGCGAAGTCATGTCCATCCAGACCAGCATTGATGGGTTTAGGCTCATCGCTGAAAGAAGCATGCAATACGCTGGTCAGCGTGGCCCATTCTGGTGTGGGGCAAACGGAGAGTGGCAGGAAATATGGTTGAGTGACGAACCCCCCGCCGCCGCCAAGGTAGGCGTTCTACGCAATGATTTTCAGGAACCGCTGTGGGCCGTTGCCAAATGGGACAGCTACGCCCAGAGAGGCAAGGACGGTAATCTAATGGGCGTGTGGGGCAAGATGCCCGACCTGATGCTTGCCAAATGCGCCGAGGCCCTTGCACTCAGGCGGGCATTTCCAGCGGAGCTATCGGGCCTCTACACCACAGATGAGATGGCCCAAGCGTCAAACGAGGTTACGGTGACGGAGGTTGCGCCAGAGGTTATTGAGGAGGCCGTAAGCCCGCCCCCACAGCCCCCGCCGCAGCCACAACCAGCAGCCCAAGCACCTACAGAAGATAAGCCTCTGTGCCCTGAGTGTGGGCAGCCCACCATCATCAAAGGCAAGGAGGAGTGGGGCGGCGGTTGGGTGTGCTGGAAGAAGGAGGGTGGATGCGGAGCCAAGTTTGATAGCGACCCCTCGGCCCAAAGCCCACCCGATGAGGCTTATGACCCGCCAACTCTAGTTATTATGGATGACCCATCCACCGAAGAACCGCAGACACCCTATCAGGTGGCCCTTGACGCACTCTCTGGCGCTTTAACGGTTGAGGAAATGCGCCGGGTGTCTAAAGACCACTATCCTGGGTTGAAAGGCAAGGCCAAGGCCAATTTCAAGATGGCCTTCGACAAGAAGAAGGTTGCGCTGGAAAAGGGCGGCGACGATGTGCCGATGTAGGGAGGAATAGGTGGACATCAAGATAATTATTCCTGGCGGTGCGGTTTATGGTGAGGCCGACGAGCCGGATATTTCCGAAGGACTTGTCCGAATAACGGAAGGATTAGAAAAGATAGGGGTTGACCCCAATCTTGGTTATGGACTTGGTGGCCCCAATGGATATGGTCGTGATTATGAGAATGACATTTTTATGATACATAAATATTGTTGGTGTGAAAAGGATGAATGTCTTTGGTGTGGTGAACGGAACGCGCCCAATTTCCACTACAAACCATTGGAACTAAAAGCGTGGTGGTATAAATGGATAGGCAGAAGCATGGAAATTGAAGGCGATTTTTCTACTTGGCCCGATGTTGTCAAACATTGTCTTTTGTCGTTGGGGGAATAATCATGGAGCCTGAAAGCACAGTAGAGACAGCATTATACGGTTCTGCCTGGGACGAGCCGCTTCCCGCCGTGGTGTACCAAGACCCTTCAGGTGAGCTAGGTGTTGATGCACTTATGGTGGCCAAGCGAGAAAAGATTAAGGAATCATTCAAGATAGACGACCAGGGGAAGGCGAACTGGGCGATACGAAGAATAAGTGAAGCAAGGAAAAGGTGGGCCGAAGTTGTAGATGCGGCTCAGGCTGAAAAGGAGCGAATTGAAAACTGGCTAGACAAGGTTCAGACAAAAGAGGAACGGGAGTCGGAGTTCTTTGTATCGTTACTAAGAGACTACGCCCACGATGAGCTTGCCAAGACCGACGGCAAGAGCAAGTCCATCCCACTCTCGGAAGGCACGCTAAAGTTTATCAAGAAACAGCCCAAGCTCATCTATTATGACGACATACTAATTAAAGAGTTGGAGGATAGGGGGCTAGAGAAGCTAATCAGACGCAAAGCGGAGCCGCATCTTGTTGAGATAAAAGCGGCCCTGAAATCGGGCTTCGAGATTAAGGCCATCACTCTGGAAAAGCAGGCTGATTCGTTCACGGTGAGCTTGAATGAATAAGATAGCCATTAAAGGCCTTGCGAGTCTTTTGAATATCTCGCTATGGTTGTGGTTAATGCACAAAATACTTTCCACGGTAAGCGCAAGCGAGGCAACGTGGATGTTGTTCTACATATTTTGTATTACGTCTTTGGTGGGTGCCTTAATAACAATTGCGTGTGACGCAGACGATTAGCCGGGGCAAGTTGAAGCGGGACTTGAGTGGTCAGGGGTCGGGACTCAAGGTTTCGGCCCCGCCCTGGCTATTGAGTAGGGGTGAGTTGTGGCCGGAATAATTGCCAAAGCATTTTGGATATTGATGATGTTGCTTGGTGCGGCCCTAGTGTTCATGGCTCTTGTTCCCCCCGCTGCAATATTTGGCTGAAAGGAGCCAGCCCCATGAAGCTCAACATGGACGAGGCCCGGAGGCGGGAGGCGAGGGAAAGGTGTGATTGGATGGAAAAGAATTGGTCTCACATAGACGGGGGAGGGGACAGAAAGGAGCACGACACTATTACGCTCCTTGAGGAACTTTCTGACTACATTCGCCACGCCCGAACCGACCTCCCCGATGCCCTGGCCGACATAGACACCCTTCTGGGCCGTCTCAAGGGCCTCCTGCTGGTTATAGAGAACTATACTAAGGTCCACGCGCCACCGCCTGTGGTGCAAATCGAGATAGAGCGGGCTAGGGGACTGCTGGATGAAGCCCATGACTGAGCGGAAGGGGTGGGAAGAAAGGAATAGGGCCATTGAAGCATTGCGCTCTAGGAGCCGTGGGGCAAGACGGTTGCGACATTTTTCATTATGAACATGTATGGCAATGGAGGTTAAGTGCTTTTGCTTTTTATCATTTTCGGAGTGGGGCTAATCGTCGTCTTTCCTGGGCTCATGGCATTCTATTTAGTTCTAACGAGAGCCGAGCAAGAGAAAGCTGAGGCGGCGCTTTTGACTAAAGAGACTTACATTCGGGGTCTGTATCCGGGGAGCCTGGCGAAGATAGAGGAGAGGCACGAGGGGGGAGAATATGGCCCCCCTGCCGACCTTGATATTCCTGTCTTGCTTTACGGCCTCCGGCTGGCAGTACGGGAAAATGACAGGTTGCGGAGCCAAGTTGCAGAGGGAAGCAACCATGACTGAGGGCTACTGTACGGCCTGTAATAATTATCATAGTGCTCGCAATTTCTGTCGGGTAGCGTGGGGGCGAAGGTTGCTACTCGCCGCGCTTATAGCGTTCTGCCTGCTGGGTCTATACCACACCTTGCCTCCGTTCAGGGGCTGAGGGGGTGAAGCCCGTCCGTATCACGATACCCATCAGGCCTGTGCCGATGAGTACCAAAATCATCAGGCTAAAGAACGGCAGGCCGAAAATTATCAAAGCGACCAAAAGCCTGGTCTGGCAGAACCAAGCAAAGCCCTTCATAAATAAGGCGTTTGCGGGCAACGACACCATAGACGAAGCCGTAGGCATAGAGATATTTTATTACTTCGCGCCGCCCAAGTCGTGGTCCAAAGAAAAAAAGAGGGACGCGCTGGCAGGCAAGATAAGGCCCACAAGTAAGACCACGCAGGGAGATTTGGACAACATCACAAAGAATTTCTTAGACGCTCTGGTGGCGGGTGGGCACCTGAAAGACGACAGCTTGGTTGTCTCGCTCTTTGCGGCCAAATACTACGCGCCCGAAGAGCGCACCGAAGCCAAGGTGGTAGGGGCGTGATGGTTAAGGGCGATATATTCCTTGCAGACTTGGCCTATGGAAAAGTGGGCGAAGCCAAGGCCATTGAAATATTCGAGGGACCAGCCGAGGTAAAGACCGAAAGGGATATATGGGCAACGACGGGAAACATCGCTATAGAGGTAAAATACAAAGGCAAGCCCTCCGGTCTATCAACCACGGAAGCCAAGTGGTGGATTCATCTATTGTTTTTCGACATGGAATTTAAGGGCGGGTTGATATTTCCAGTTGAACAGTTGAGGGCAAGAGTCAGATACCTTTTCGACCAAGGCATTGCCAAAAAAGAGATGGGCGGCGATGACAATCAATCCGAGATGTTGCTAGTGCCTCTGAGAAGCCTTTTCCCTTAACAGGAGACATGAAGCCCATGCGAGACTTGACCGACCATGTGCGGGAAAAGGACGAAGCGGAGGGGCCACCCATGACCCACAAGCTGACGGCAAAGGATATAAAACACGCAAGGGTTTTCATCGAGCATGTTCACCATTGCGATGAGACTAATTAAATGCGTCCCTTCTTAGAAAGCGCCTTACACGACCTTGAGGCGGCGATGGAGATGATTGATGAATTGTCTGCCAGCAAAAGCGTACACGGGTTTTTTGGATGTAATCTCTGTGTGGTCCAGATTGATGAAGAGGCTAATGCCCGCCACGAAGAAGATTGCATTAAGGGTAAAGCTCGCGCCCTAATCGCGTCGGTGAGAGGGGAGGGATGATGCTGTTCGGCGATGACACTTCAGGTCAATGTTATTGCTACATTTGCCAGGCCATGAGGAATGGGGTGGCGATAAATAGAGCTTTTTTCGAGAGAAATAAGGGTATTGAGATTTGTTTACTTGGATTACTTATTTATGAGCAAGCAATGAAGGAGCCCCGCCCATGAACAAGCGCAAGCTGACGGCAGAGGACAGAAGAAGAATGTTAGAAGTAGCCAATAACGCTGTCCAGTTTGTAACGAGGCATTATGTAATTGACCTCATCGCAGACCTTGAGGCAGCAGAAGCTGAGATAGAACGACTTAGGCTAGATAATCGGTGCGGGCGACACGGTGGTTATCTTGACGAGGACTTTTGCTATCCCTGCCACACCGAAAACTTAATAAAGGCGGAGGCCGAGGTCGAGGGGTTGGTGGTTGCGGTAAAACACATTGAGGATATGGCCGTGCCAGATGAATTTCTAAGCGACGAAGAACGATTGAAACATATCGTGAAGTTGGCCCAAGCCGCCCTGGAGGACGCAGAGTGATGATACCCGAAGGGAAGTGCCCTTATTGCAACAAGGAACATCATATGCCTGGGCTTGGTTGCCCTGAGATGGTGACAATCCAAAATAGCGAAC